AACAGTTGAAGCGAAAACTCGTAAGTTAAGCGCTCGCTGGACATTTGAGGCTGCACAAGATGCACAAGCCCAACAAGGCATTGACATCGAAGCAGAAATTATGGCTGCTCTAGCACAAGAAATCACAACTGAAATTGATCAAGAAATCTTAACAAGTCTTCGCACACTAGCAGGTAGTGCTGTTGAGACATATGATCAAGCTTCTGTAAGTGGTACAGCTACATTCGTTGGTGATGAACATGCTGCTTTAGCTGTTCAAATCAATCGTGTTGCTAACTTGATTGCTCAGCGTACACGTCGTGGCGCAGGTAACTACTGCGTAGTTAGCCCATTAGCATTGACAATTCTTCAAAGTGCTACAACTTCTGCATTCGCAAGAACTACAGAAGGCACATTTGAAGCACCTACAAACACCAAGTTTGTTGGTACATTGAATAGCGCAATGCGTGTATATGTTGATACATATGCTCAAGATAGCACAGGTGTTCTAATTGGTTATAAGGGTTCAAGTGAAGCAGATGCTCCTGCATTCTATTGCCCATATATTCCTTTAATGAGCAGTGGTGTTGTTCTTGATCCAGCAACATTTGAACCAGTAGTTAGCTTCATGACTCGTTATGGTTATGTTGAGCTAACAAACACAGCATCATCTCTTGGTAATGCTGCTGACTATCTTGGTCTTGTTGCTATCACTAACGGAAACGTTAAGTTTAGCTAAACCAACCTTAAGGGATGGGAAGGTTAAAGCCCTGCATTGCAGGGCTTTTTTATGAGTTATAATATGGATAACAATGAATTCATAATTCAATTTAGACAAGACTGGGACCGTGTTGAAAGAAATATTAGAAAAAAGTTTTCAACGATTCCTGAATTTAAAAAAGATGTATCAACTCTTTGTAATAATATAAGCAAGTTAATGAGTAAGGCTAGCCAAGCAGAGGTTATGTATAGGCAAACTAAAAAACAAAAGTATCTAGATGAAATAGACCAGTATGTTAAAGATTCAAACAGCTACATTTTGAGATTCACTAAAATCTGGATGTTTTCAATATTGAGTCGGTGATAAATACTTTGTCTAAGTTTAGTCGTAAGACTTTATGCTGTAACCCGCAGCGTAGACCTAGAACGTCTAATTAAGGAGAAAACAAATGGGTCGTCCAGTAAGAAAAGATGTCGCTGGTACTGAGGTATTCGGCGATTATGCAACAACAGCAACCGGTATTAAAGTAACTGCATACATTCCAACCGCAGATGGTGGATCAAGTGCAGTTGCAGGATATATTGTCAAGCAAGTAGGATCTCGTAGATACAAAGTAACTACAGCTCAAGGAACAGGTAAATGTGGACTTGTAGCATCAGCACCAGCAGCTGGTGAAATGGTTATGTTAGGTTACACTAATCCAGGTGCTGACATTTCTGTAGCGATTAGAAAATTACACAAGAGAACAGCTATTGATTTTAGTGGTAATCGTTATACATGGATTTTAGTAAACGATTCTTCAGAAGATTATATCCAATTAACAGCAATTTAATATGGAAAAATTCTTAGTTGTTAATAATGGTAATTATACCATACAGGTACAACCTGGCGGATCTATTACCTTAGATGCAGATGGTACTGGCGAAATTTTCGTTAACGGTGATTTAACTGTATCCGGTAGCACAACTACCTTAACAACTACTGAACTTACTGTCACCGACAAGTTAATTGTTCTGAACAAAGATGAACCGAGTGTAACTGGTATTGGATCTAGTGGACCTGGAAGAATCTCTGGGCTAGAAATTTATAGAGGACCTACAGCAGGATATCCTGCTGCTAGATTAGTTTTTAATGAGACAATTTCATGGAATGATGTTTCAACATCTTCAACTAAGTTTGGATCATTTGAATTAGTTGATCTTGACGGTAACCATTTACCATTAAAACTATCAAACATTGTTGGTCATGCCGATCGTGATATTGTATTTGATCTACAAGGTACTGACAGCATAGTTAGAGTCGATGTTGATAACTATTCTACTAGAATTACTCAAGCTTTATCGAGAAGTGTAGATCCTGATTCAATTCTAGCATCAGTTAAGTATGTACAAGATACTGTAGCTGGAGAATTGTTCTTAGATGATACTAGAATTACCATTGATGATGATAGTTTAAATCCAGGTCGAGTTAGAATTATTGTCGACGATCATGATATGGTACAGGTAACATATGGACCAAGTCCATTAGTTACATTTTTTGAAGAACCGAATCAGTTAAATTTTACTCATAACTTAATCGTAAATGAAAATAACTCTACTCCATTAGTTATTACCAGTAACTTTAATGAAGTAAAAATAAATTCTATACTTGATTTACAAGAACAAGCGTCTACTCCAACGAACGAAGTTGGATACACAAAACTTTATGCCGCAGCAGTAGGATCAGGAGGAACAGGTTTACATTTTGTTAATGAAAATAACGGTACTGACGAACTAATTAGTAAAACTAAAGCACTGGTATTTTCAATAATACTTTAAGGAAAAACAATGGCAGTTAGAAGCGTAACAATTGGAACAACATATACTCAGCTAACTCCCACCTTCACACAACCTACTGCCGTTACGCTGATGATTTTTTGTAATCTAGAAACACCAGATCCACTTGATGCAGATTACGGGTTACAATATGTTAGTATTAGAGTAGGTCCTGAAGGTGTAGCAGACGGTAGCGATACTTATACAATTTTAAATCAAGTACCTCTTGATGCAGGTGACACACTAACTTTGCAACAAGAAAGATTTATTTTAGACGCCGGTGATGCTATCTATGCATCAACTACTAGTCCTGCAAATTTAGCTGCTACCGTTAGTTATGTGAGTATTTAAATATGGAATTTCTTAGAAGATCGAGCCTGGTCCATAATAAAAACTTTAATGATGATAGTATTATTGTTAAAGCAAATGGTGAGGTAGAATTTAATCCTCGAAATGGTATTGTCCGAATTAACGGAGATCTTATTGCGTCAGGCGATGTTGCAGGTCCTACAGTTACTAATGTTTTGTATGTAACTCAAGACGGTGACGATAACAATACAGGAAATGGTGAAAGCTCTAGTCAAGCTAAGAGAACTTTAAAAGCAGCTCTTGCTATAGCGCAACAAGGAACAACAATCTATGTTCGTAGTGGAGAATACTACGAAGATAACCCTTTAGTTGTTCCACCTAATGTTTCTATTATTGGAGACAATTTAAGAACTACAGTAATTAGACCATTAAACGGTCCTGTACAAAAGAATATTATATTTGTATCTCGACAAGATAATATTGTAACTATAACAACAAGTACCGCACATGGATATGTTGAAAATGACCGTGTACGAATTCGTTGCTCAAATACTAGCTTCGATACTGAGATAGGTAACATTATTTCAGTAACATCAACTACATTTACCTATCGACAACTTGGGGCAAATGTATCAACTACTGCTGCTACCGGGTATGCATGGAAAGGTGTAGATTTATTTCATGTAAACAGTGCTTGCTATCTAAATGGCATGGTATTTAAAGGACTACGAGCTCCGGGGTATTGTGTTAATATAGATTTTAATGCTATCGTAGACACATCTCCTTATGTTCAAAACTGTTCAAATATTAATGGTCCTTGGATGCGAAATGGAACCGAATGGATTCCATTTCAAACAGAACAACCTGATATTAACGGAAATATGGTTACAGGGCCACGACCATTATTAGACAGTGAAATTCAATTAGGTCAGACCAGTGTTTATGGTATAGATACTGAAGGTGCAGGAGGCGGCATGTTAATTGATGGGGACCGATACCATCCCCAAAGTCCTATTAAATCTATGGTAGGAGATGCATTCACTCAAGTTGCTCAAGGTGGCATTGGATTCCATATTAGTAACTTTGGATATATGCAGTTAGTATCATGCTTTGCTGTATTTTGTGACAAGGCCTTTTATACAACCAATGGTGGATATTTAAGCATTTCGAACTCAGTTGCTGATTTTGGAAACTATGCTTTTGTTGCAGATGGTTATTACCCCATTCCTTATGCTACTGGTGAAATTACACAAAATTACTATTCATCCTGCGGCAGCGTTACAGTTATCACCGAAGGCACAGGCTATACTTCAGCCCCAACAGCTATAATTGATCCACCGACTACTGTTGGCGGAGTTCAGGCTACTGCTACAGTTTCTATAGATCCAATCTTACAAAAAGTTAATGCAATCTCGATTGACAACCCAGGAAGCGGTTATACTAGTGAACCTACAATTACAATTAGTGGCGGTGGAGCAAGTTTAGATGCAACTGCTCAAGTTAACCTCGCAAAGAATCTAACAGTACAGGTTAATAACTTACCTGGTAAACCTCAAGTTGGTAGTGTAGTATTTTTTACTGGGGATACTACTGCATATCTAGTCACTGATACTAGTGCTTCATCGTTTACTTTACAATATGACGAACAAAAATGTCGTAGAGATGTTGGATACATACTTGAAGCAGTGCTATCAGATATGGTATTTGGTACTAATTTACGAACACTGCAAGCAGGGCAAAGTTATTTAAGATCGTACTCTAATAAAGTTATTAGCCAGCAAAAGACACAAACTATAGCTGGTATTGAAAAAGCTCGTGATGAAGCTTTAGCTTTAACCAGCAATCCTACAGCTCAAACTTCTATAACAAACTTGTTTCAAGAAATTGTTGATATTATTGATATTGGAATTAGCGAATACGGTCCAGTATCATATTCAAATCCAGCAGGAGTATCTTCGGGTATTATTAATGCTAGAGAAATTTTAATAGCAAATACTGAATTTATCAAAGATGAAATCGAAGCTTGGATCACTGAGAACTATCCTGCATTAACTTACAACAGTACAAAGTGTCGAAGAGACATTGGGTTAATAATAGATGCACTAGGACATGACTTAACTTATGGTGGAAATTTAGCTATAAATGTTGTAGCAAATTCCTACCTTGAAGGCAGTGTTATTAAAGGTGAAATTCAGGAAACTTTAGAAGCTTATGTACATTGGAAAAACATTGTAAGCAGTATTGTTCAAAATATTTTAATTACAAAATCTGCAACAAATACTAATTCTCAAAACACTAGTCTTAGTGCAGGGTCTGCATCAGCTGGATCTATTTTAGAAAATTTACTACAAATTGTAATAGATGTTCTTGACTATGGAACTGGATTTGTACCAACACCAGATACAGATCCTAGTTTTTCTTTAGGCGACTCGTCTCTTAATACTGAAAGATTAATAATTTTAGCTTCTACATCTGCCATACAAGATAATGTTATAAACTATTTAAATGATAGTGCTATACCAGGTGGGTCAGCTACAATCACAGTATTCCCAGCTATTACTTCAGTGTCAAAAGACTCTGAAGCATTTTTCCATAATGTATCTACAGTATCAACTGGAGCTACAATTTTTGAATATGTAGGTGCAGGTGTAACATATAATGCATTACCATTCTTCGGTGGTGAACCTGACCCAACTAAAGAAACTTATGAAGTTAATAACGGTAAAGTATTTTTTGTAACTACTGACCAAATAGGTAACAGCAGAATTGGTTCATTTTTTAATGTAAATGCTCTAACTGGTGAGGTTACTATTAACGCTGAAAACTTAAACCTTAGCGGTTTAGCAACTATTGGTCCATTTAAACGAAGTGGTATTCCGGTTGGAGTAGCTTTAAAAGAAGTTAGTAATAATGCAGGACTAATTTCCAGTATTGGAACTCAAGATATATACACAGTTCCAACACAGTATGCGGTTAGTAATTATGTAGAAAATAGATACCTTAATAAAATCACAGGAGGTACAGTTCAAGGACCAATTACTGCTCAGCAAGGCATAACTGGAGACTTAACTGGATCTTTATTTAAAGACGATAGTTCAACAATTGTTGATGCTGTTACAGGAAATATTTTTGGTAATAATTTAGATCTTACCGGCACAGCACAAATTGATAGTGATACAACTATCGACGGGAATTTAGAAGTAAATGGAGATAGTATTTTTGGAAACTTTAATACTACATTTACTATTAATGGTTCATTTGTAGCAAATCTTGCAGATAATCTTCCTGCAGTCTCTGGAAATACACCTGCCGCCTTAGAATTTAAAGAAAACTCAAATGGCTATTTAAAAATTGAAACAACTAATAGCTACGAAAAAATTACTTTTGGATCTCTACCGTATACTGAGTTTTTGAACACTGCTGATTCAACATTGAGTAGCAATGGAGCAGTTAAATTCTTAGGTGGAGTAGGAATAGCTAAAAATCTAAATGTCGGAGCAGACTTTAGTGCTAGTGATAATGTAACTTTAGGTACTTTAACATCTGACCAGATTACTATTACAGGAACTATAAATTTAAATGTGCCTGACAATTCATCTACTGCTTTCAATGTAGTACAAGGATTAGATAACTATATCACTACTGATACAACAAACGGTTCTGAGAAGATTGAGCTAGGAGATATCACGCTTTCAGGATTTAAGGTTATAGTAAGAGGTCTAACTAACGCTACTGATAAAGACACTGGTGCATTAGTTGTTGAAGATGGTGGTCTTGCTGTAGAATTAGATACATATATTGGTCAAAACTTAACCGTTGTTGGTACAGCACAGATTCTAGATAGTATAACTGTCGATGGATATATTAATGGAACACTAAAAGGAGATGTAGTTGCTGATGATTCAACAGTGTTAGTAGAATCATCAACCGGTGATTTTATTGGACGCAATTTAACTCTTAGCGGAAATCAAATAATTCAAGGAACTAGTCTATCTACTTCTAGTGGAGCCTTTAATCTTTTAAATTCTAATGCTACTACGGTAAACTTTGCAGGTGCAGCTACTACACTAGAAATTGGTGCAGCTACTGGTACAACTAATATTAATAACAATTTAGATGTAGATGGGGACCTTAATGTTGATGGGAACGATTTAACAACTAGTGTATCAACATTTAATTTAGTTAACACTAATGCTACTACTGTAAACTTTGGTGGTGCAGCTACAGATCTACAAATTGGCTCAGCTACTGGCACAACTAATATTAATAATAACTTAGATGTAGACGGTAATATATCAACCGATGGAACTAGCTTTTCTACCAGCCAGACTAGTTTCGATCTATTAGCTAATAGTGTTACTAGTTTAAACTTTGGCACTAGTACAAATTTTATTACAATTGGAGCAACTACAGGTTCAACTACTGTTAGAAACTTAGTTATTGGTGTTGGTGGATTTGAAGGAGACCTGACTGGATCAGTATTTACTGATAACTCAACTCAAGTTATTAACGGTCAGACAGGAGATATATACGGTAACAATCTTACTTTATTAAATGATTTGTTAGTAACGCATGGTGGAACAGGAGTAGGAACATTTACACAGAATGGTATTCTTTACGGAAATAGTACAAATGCTTTACAGGTTACTTCTGCTAGTAATCCTGGTAGTAATGCAACGTCAAGTTATGGAATTTTAACAACTGACGGAAGTAATGTCCCAACATGGACTGATGTGATCGACGGAGGCTCGTATTAATGGCAACAAGAATTAAGCATAAGAGAAGTTCTATTTCGGGGTCAATCCCTACGACTGGCGATCTTGAAGCAGGCGAAATAGCTCTTAATACCGCCGACGGTAAAGTTTTTTTAAAGCGTGACGACAATGAAATTGTAGATGTTACACGACAGATTTTTGATAAAGATACAAGAATCGAAATCACTGACACAAGTGATGGTGTAATTACAGTTGTTGTAGATACCGAAGAAAAGATCAGAGTAAGTGATACTTCTATTAATCTAAAAGAAGAAGTAGTAGTCGAAGATGCTAACGGAATCGAGTTTAAAGAACTTAGTGCCAACGGGGCTAGCGGTATAACACTTAAGGCTCCAAATAGTCTATCATCTTCTTACACTATGCGATTGCCAATCGCCTCAGGTACTGCTAATCAGATTTTATCAACTGACGGATCAGGTCAATTAACTTTTATTGATTCGGATATCTATGGCGGAAATAGAATATATGTGTCTGAAACTAAAGGTGACGATAACAACGACGGAGTTAGTGCTCCTGTACAATCTATAAAGAAAGCTCTACAACTTGCTTCTGCTCTTGTTTATACAAGTGGAGGATCAGTAAATGGTACTAGAGTAGCTGTTATGGTTGCAGCAGGTGATTATGTGGTTGATAATCCAGTTATCATTCCTGATAATGTCAGTGTTATCGGTGACGGATTAAGAACTACATTGCTAAGACCCTTAAATCCCGGACTTGATATGTTTCGAGTTCGAGGTGGTTGTTATTTTACTGAATTTACTTTCAGAGATGCTGTTGATACTAGCTTTGTTCCTACTTTTACATTTGACTACTCATTTAGCTTTGATAATCCGTTAGATTCTAACTGCGATCGTACTGGATATACCTACTTACCGAGTACTAAACCAGTAATTACACTGTCGCCATACATACAGAATTGTTCATTAATTAGTTTCTTAGGCGGCAATGGAGTAAAGATTGACGGTAATCTTGTACTAACTCCAAACGTATCACCTGGTAATCCACAAGAACAAGAAAGACCAGCTGTTGGCGATGTGCCCGAGCAAGGCAAGTCGATGGTTGCTAATGCATTTACCATGGTCAGCTTCGGTGGAACAGGTTGGCGTGTAATTAATGATGCCTACAGCCAATTAGTATCTTGTTTTCAGATTTTCATGCTCAACGGAGTTTATACCCAAAGTGGTGGTTATGTATCTATAACTAATTCTGCAACTAACTTTGGTATATACGCTCTACGCAGTTCTGGTTATAGCCCTAATTCTTTTGTTTTTGATCGAGCTACGATTGTTAGCACTGGTTCTAGTGGCGGCCAACAGACTTTGGAAATCATCGGACTAGTCCGAGACGAACCAGTTGAAGAATTTATCTTACGATTCTATGACGGATCTACTTTAGCAGATATAACAAATACATTTAAACCAGCAGCGACCGAATTAACTTTTAATGCTGCAACAGACTTAAACACCACAACAAATATATTTTCTATTACATCTCACGGGTTTACAAATGGACAAGCTGTGATTTATGATAGCAATGGAAATACTCCATTGGGTGGCCTTGACGACGAACAAACTTATTATATTGATTATATTAATAGTAACGAATTTAGATTATTGTTTGACGATAGTTTAAATACTGCCGTTGATATAACTAGTCTAAGCACAGGAACTCATAAGTTTATTATAGATCGACAAGAATTCTTTGTTGACGAGGTTGTTTCTAGACATAGCACATATCAAGAATTAACTCTGGCTTCTGGAACTTATAATTTTAATATTGGACAGATTATAGCTGGTACTACTGGAGGTAATCCTAACAGTGCTTATGTCTACAGCTGGAACCAATCTACTAGAAAACTCGTTGTTAGTGTAAACTTAGTTACAATTGGTGCAAGTGAGATACGAAATACTTTCGATGCTAGTAGTGTGATTACTGCCGATCATAGTTCTCCTACTCCGGTGACAAATATTAATGTTGATTCAGTTGCTACTGTTACTGGTTATAATAGTGCAAATTTTAAGATTTTAAGTACTACCGAAGGGGGACTCTTAACAAATCTAGTAAACTTACCAAAAAATAAAGTTTATTTTCATAGACCTAGTATTGTAAACAGTTCAGCTCATACTTGGGAATATGCAGGATCTGGTATTGACTATAATGCATTACCTCAAAACGGTGGTAATACCGTGGCTCGATTTGAACAATATGCAGAACTGCCTGGTCGAGTTTACACTTCTGGAACTAATGAGCTAGGAGACTTTAAGGTTGGTAGTTTTATTACTGCATATAACAGAACTGGTAATATTACATTTAGAAATAAAGTCAGTGTTGACCAACTTGATGCTCTAAGAATCAGCTTATCTGATGTTGAAATTACAGCATTGTCAACAGATGTTGACCTTGGTGACAATGAGCCAGGTGGAGCAACAAACAGTAGATTAAGCACACAAGCAGCAGTTCGCGGGTTTTTAAATAACCGTCTTGGTAATTTTATTGACAAGTCGGTAGCAACTAGTGCTGTTCCAGGAGCAATTGTTCAACTAAATGCTAACGGTCAAATTAACGATGATCTAATTCCAGCCACTAGAGCTTTCCAGTCAAGTTTACTAAGCGGGTATAAATCAAGACTTAACATAGTTGAACAAATTCCAGCGGTAGACAGCTCCGCAGGTGATATTGCTACAGAAGAGTTTGAGCAAATAGAATTAACATTATCGGATCCTGTAACTGTAACAGATGGAATGACTATTAGTCAAACTAGCTCTGGTATTTCAGGAATTATTAGAGGTGATCAATCTAACTCTTCAACCATTGTTGTAGCATCTACCGGCAGATACTTTAAGAAAAGCCTTATAGACAGTGTGTCTCGAAACGGGTCAAACCTAGCTACAATTACCTTTACTGCACCCCATACCTTTGTAGTAGGTGATAACATTGTCGTTGATTGTAATAATAGCGGATTTAACACACCAGCAGGCGGTAGTGAAATTACAGGAACTACCTATAATACTATTAGCTATAGTAATACTGGGACCTTTTTAGCTAATACTAGCGCCGAGGGGCATGTTTCTATTATATTTGACACTACAGGAAACTTAACAATAGATGGAACTATCTATGCTGCTGATGACAGTTCAACAGTTCAACCAACTTTAGTTGGAGATCCAACCGACACAACAGTTAACTATTTTATGAGATCATCTAATAGTAGCCAGTATCTATTATTAGATCCGTCAGTCTCATCATATACTTTCACCAATACTACAATCGGATCAGTTGCTCGTAACGGCTCTAACATAGCTACTATTGTTACAGAAAGTGCTCATAATCTAGTTTCTGGAAATCGTGTTCGAATTGAATGCGATATACCTAGTTTCGATGCGTCTAATGTAGAAGTATCTGTTACTAATTCAACCACATTCACTTATACTAATACCGGGGGAGTTGTTACTACTACTGGAACCTCAGGTACTGTTAGAAGTGTAGTATCAGCAGCTGATTCGGCAGCTCAAGGTGTAGTTACTGATTACAGAACAGGTGTGTTATCAGCAGTTGATAATGCTAATATTACTACAGGCAGTAGTTATAATCCTCCTAGTGGAACGCACATATATGAAAATATTCCACTGACTAACGTCACAGGATCAGGCACTGGAGCTCGAGCTAATATCACTGTTACAAATGGTGAAGTAACTGATGTTGATTTAATTCGTGGCGGAACTGGTTATGCTGTCGGCAGTATTGTATCAGCTAGCAATTCAAATCTAGGTGGTGCAGGCTCTGGATTTCAAATTGAAATTTTATCTATAGAAAAAAGAGTCTATGTTGACATCTTAGGCGGAGAATTATTTGTTGCGTCAAGTAGTTCACCTGACTTTATTCAAGACAATACCGCAGATATTTTTACTATTGCTGATTTAGCTGCTTCAATACAAGAAACATTCGATGCAAATACTGATGTAGATTATACTCCAGTTACCGGTAATACAATCACAATTAATAGCCATAGTTTCGAAAATGGAGATCCTGTAAAGTATATTTCAAGTCCTAATCCACAGATAGGAGGATTGTTAAACGGGGAAGTATATTACACTAAAAAGATTAATGCTAATACTATCGAGTTATATGAAGACTATTACCTACTTAACAAGGTAGAATTTACTAGTTCGAGCACCGGAACTCACAGTTTAACAATCTATACCATTAACACCGTTGATAATAGTATCTATATACCTGATCATACTTTTCAAACTGGAGATGCTTTTAGATTTATAGGGTCAAATTTACCCGTCATTACTAGTGATACAATTGAAAGTGACAGTGCATTCTTTGTTGGATCAGTGACTCAAAATAGTTTTACTATCCATTCTTTAAGATCTAATGCTCTAGCAAGCATTAATGGATTAACAATCTCAGAGAGTGATTTAACTGATGACGGCTCAGGATCAGCAACCGTTGTAAAACAAAATGTTACTGTTGAAGATATTGTCAACACTAGCAGTCGACTTGAAGCTAATTGGAATTCATTAACAGCAACAAACATTGATGCTAGTAATATTATTTCAGGAGTTATTAATACTTCTAGACTAGCTTATGGTTCAGCTAATGACTTAACCTTCTTGAGAGGAGATAGTATTTGGGCAACTGCTGTTCAAAGTATCCAAGAAGGCAGCGGTAGTCCTATTTCATTAACTGGAAGTACCGATAGCACCATATACTACGGTGATGTTATTATTGATATTGAGCGTACTGACAGTGCTCCTCTAGGTGCATTTACTAGCCTTGGTGTTGCTAAATTCTTAAAAACACAGTTTGATGTGGGAACTGGAGCTTCAGCTGGCGAAGTAACAATTAAATCTGGAGTAGTTGATGCTGGAACTTTAGACGGGTTTGACAGTACATATTATCTAAACCCTAGCAACCTAACATCAGCTGTACCTGTTAGCAAAGGTGGTACTAACCTTTCAACATATTCAGCTGGAGATTTAATCTACGCTCAAAGTTCAGGAGTTTTGACTCAACTAGCTATCGGTGCTCAAGATCAAGTTCTAGTGAGTGATGGCACTTATCCGGTTTACAGCCCATCATTAACACTAGGTAGAACTGTAGGCATTTCAAGTGGAGAGCTTACTAGCACATCGTCAGGTAAAGCTAAACTCTTTGCAAGTAATGCTAATGGTCTAGAAATTGGTAGTGATAGTCATCATATTGTTCTTGGTAACAGCTCTAATAATGACATTTCATCTAATGTTTTAAACTATACTACAGGAGGTGCACCAACTAATGTTGTTACAGTTAATTTAACTTCTGTTAGTACAACAACATCAACTACAATCGATAATGGTCAAACTGTTTTATTAGTCAGTAGCGCATCTGGTATTGTACCAGGTATGATTGTTACAGGATCAGCAAGCATTCCTTCTAACACTACAATTGTTGGAACGACTGGAACAAGACTTTACATAAGTTCAACTTTAACTGGATCAATCCCAGGGTCAACTAGTTTGACCTTCACTCATACTTCGTCAAGTCTAGGGTTATTCCAAGGAAATTATGTAACAATTAGCTCAAGTGGTATTACTAACTTAGATGGTACATGGCCTATTTCAGCTGCTACTTCAGTAGGAACTAGTTTTAGTATTACTACTAATGATAATGTTACAGCTTCATCAGTAGCAAGAGCCGGTAGTATTACTGCTCTAAGTAGCTTATTAGTAAGGAATAAAACTCTTATTGTAGGACAGAATGAAGCAGGAACAAGTCCTGCTTCTGTGACTATAAGAAGTGAAAATGCTATTGGAACCAACATAGCCGCAGGTGATTTGGTTATTAGACCGGGTCTAAGTACTGGCAATGCTGCTGGCGGTAATTTTATTGTTCAAACAGGTGCTCAAGGTTCAAGCGGGAACACCTATCAGGTTGCTACTACAAGGTTAACGATTGATAATGCAGGACTAGCAACTTTTGCAAATAATGTTACTGTTACTGGAGATTTAGCAGTAAATGGTGCCGACATTACTACTACAAATACTGGCACTGCTACATTATTCAATGCCAATGCCACTGCACTTAATATTGGTGGTGCTGCTACAGCAGTTAGTATTGGATCAAGTGCATCAGGTACTACTACCGTAAATCATAATCTAACAGTCACAGGTGACTTATTAGTTAACGGTAGTACAACTACAGTTAATTCAACTGTGGTTACTATTGATGATCCAATATTTACTTTAGGGGGTGACACAGCTCCATCAAGTGACGACAATAAGGATCGAGGAATTGTATTCCGTTACTTTGACTCAACTGCTAAAACTGGATTTTTCGGGTTTGATGACTCGGATAATAGTTTTATGTATATTCCAGATGCAACAATCTCTGGAGAAGTTGCTACCGGAACACTAGGAACTGTTAAGTTAGGCGCAGTAAATATTGACGGAAAAACAGTTATCGACACATTTGAGTATACCGGCCTATCTTCAGGTGCAGGTTCAACGGTGATTGATACATTCGATAAATTAACCTATCGATCTGCAAAGTTTTTGGTACAGATTACCTGTACTGCTGGAACTCACAGTGGAACCTATCAAGCATCAGAGGTACTAGTAATACATAACGGCACAGATGCGTTCATGACAGAATATGCAGTAATTAAAACTGGACTAGCAGAACTGGCTATTTTTACAGTAGGAGTTTCAGGTAATAATGTTCAATTAAGTGCAACTGCTACATCAGGCGATACAATTACTGTTAGACTAACTAAAACACTGCAAACAATTTAATGTAAATACTGTGAGAGATTAATAGATGGCACATTCAGATAAAAATATTGTAATAACACCAAATATAGGATCAAGCTCAAGTGATCCTCAAATTGTGTTTAGTGGTGCTGATGCGTCAACTGGTCCGCAAAATATTACTTTAAAAGCTTATCCGACAAATTCAGGAACACTTAGTTTTGAAGGATCGGCAGGTCAGTTATTTTCAATTACAAACAGTTTAACTGGTACTCTTTTTTCAGTTAATGACATATCCGGTATTCCTAGTATTGAAGTTTTGAGTACAGGGGTTGTTAAACTAGCAGAATTCTCGGGATTTGTAGCTTACGGTGTAAGCCCGAGTGTAAGCGCAGCTGGGACTACTCAAGGAACTGCTACGTCAATTACAAGACCTATTAGCGTAGTAAGCACAGTAACAGCCGCAGTTAGTGACGGAGTAATTATGCCTACAGCTACTGCCGGAACAAGGATCATCATTATTAACACTTCGGCTGCTACACTAAAAGTGTATCCTGCTACTAGCGGACAGATTAATGCTCTTGGAACTAATGCTGCTTATAGCATGAGTGCAGGGTCAAGACTGGAATTCATTGCCACATCTACTACACAGTGGTATACTATTAACGCTACATTCGCCTAATCCACCAAACCAATAAATACTTGATATTGGTGGAAAGGGAAACCAAATGTCAACTATTGATTTCGTCGTAAAGAACGGCCTTGTGGTCAATGAAGATGCATTGATCAAAGATACAACAGATAGCTCAAGCAAGGATACCGGTGCTCTCATTGTAGAGGGCGGCGTAGGTATTGAAAAGAAGTTATATGTAGGAACTGATGCAGTTATTGAGTCCGACCTAGCGGTTAATGGCGGCGATATAACTTCGAGTGCTACAACTTTTAATCTTTTAAATTCAACGGTTACAACCGGAAATTTATTTGGTGCAAGTACAACTGTAAGTATCGGATCGTCAACTGGAACTACAACAATTAATAACGCTAACACTGTAGTCACAGGAGATCTAGCAGTTAATGGTGGAGATCTAACCACTAGTCAAACTACTTTTAATTTAGTTAATACTACAGCAACTACTGTGAATCTTGCTGGAGCTGCTACAGATGTGCAGATAGGTGCTGCAACTGGCACCACTGAAATTAACAACAATCTCAATGTTGTAGGAGATGTTGATATTGATGGTGGAGATTTAACTGTTAGCACTGCGTCGTTTAATTTAGTTAATACTACAGCAACTACTGTGAACTTTGCTGGAGCTGCTACTACATTAAACATTGGGGCAGCTTCTGGAACTACAACAATTAATAATGCTGCAACTACTATATCAGGAACTTTAAATGCAAACGGCGGAGCAATTGTAACAGACGATACAACCTTTAATTTAATTAATACAAATGCAACTACAGTAAATTTTGCTGGTGCAGGTACTACTATTAGCATTGGAGCATCTACTGGTACTACTACTGTTAATAATAACTTTGCTGTAAACGGAAATACCACTATCGGAAATGCCAGCGCCGATACGATTACTTTTAACGCAAATTCAGGTTCGGTACCAAACACACTAACTCTAACTACTGATGATGCAGTAGCAGATAATTTAACTTATCCATTGAAATTAAGCCATACTACTTCAGGAACCCCAGCAATCGGAATCGGGACCGGTATTCAGTTTATAGCTGAAACTTCAGCTAATAATAACGAAATTGGCATGATTCTAGAAACAATTACTACAGATGTTACTGCAAACAGCGAAGATTTTGATTTCGTTCTTCGTTTAATGAAGGCTGGAAATACCGCAGCAGAAGCTTTTAGAGTAAGTAGCACAGGTAACATTAGTGCAATTGGGGATGTTCAAATTCAAGGTGGAGATCTAACTACAAACCAAACCACATTTAATTTATTAAATTCTACTGCAACTACTGTCAACTTTGCTGGTGCCGCTACAGATGTACAAATCGGTGCAGGGTCCGGAACTACTACTGTTAATAATAATTTAACAGTTGATTTAAATTTAACAGTCACAGGTGATGCAACAATCGACGGAGACTTATTACCAAATGCTGATGATACTGGTGCTGTTGGGACAGCCGCTAAAACATGGAATGATGGAAGGTTCACTAACTTAACTATTGATGGAACCTTAAATGTTAGAACTAAGTTAGATTTAGAAGACAGTGATATTATTGAATTTGGTACAGGCGGTGATGCTACTTTTAACTATGACGGAACAGCAAATACTTTTAGTCTAAGTTTAGGAACTGATGCTCTTAGTTTTATTATAGCTGATGGTGCAACTACAAAAGTTACCATAGAAAAAGATGGTGATATTATTACCGCAGGTGATTTAGCGGTTAATGGTGGTGATTTAACTACTAGTGCATCAACCTTTAATCTAGTTAATACAAATGCAACTACAGTAAGTCTAGCTGGAGCAGCTACTACACTTAATATCGGTAACGCTACAGCAGCTCAAACAGTTTATGTAGGCGGAACTAGCTCTGGTGCATCAACTTACTATTTTGGTACAGGTGGAACTACTACTGGTCTAACTAAAACTGTAAACCTTGGTACAGGCGGCGGCGCCGGAAGTACAACTAATGTTAATCTAGGAAGTACTAGCGGTGGCACAATAACCTTAAATGCTAATGCTGTACTCGAGGGTGATATTCAAGTTAAAGGTGGTGATATTACCACCAATCAAACTACATTTAATCTTTTAAACACAACTGCTACCACTGTTAATTTTGCTGGTGCAGCTACAGCTATAGAGATTGGATCGAGCACAGGAACTACTAATGTTAATAATAACTTAGATGTAGACGGTGATATTAACATTGACGGTGGTGATATTACAACAAGTGTTACAACATTTAACTTACTTAATACTACTGCTACAACTATTAACTTTTCTGGAGATGCTACTACATTAAATATAGGTAATGCTACAGCAGCACAGACAATAAGTATTGGTAATTCCAGTACTGGAGCAAGCACATATAACTTTGGTACTGCTCCTTCTGCTAATACATTAACAAAGACTGTTAACCTTGGTACTGGTGGAGCCGCTGGAACCACCACAAATGTTAATATCGGTAGCAGTGTTGGTGGTACAACTACTATCAATAGTCCAGCTTTTAGCATTGGCGGACAAATGACGTTCCCAACTGCTATAGCTAATCGACCTATTTTAGGAGGTGGATTTATTTCTCAAGAAACAGGTGACAGTGACCACGATATTTGGGGAATTTCAGAAGACTATTATCCATCTCATGCAACTGCTGCTAATGCCTGGGGTATTCGTTGGGACAGTACAAATAATGAAATAGAGTATGTAGGCGGAGGAACTAATCGATTTGTATTTGATTTAGACAACGGTGATTTAACTATGACCGGCAATTTAAATTTAAATGCTACATCAATGATTACTAATCAGACAGCGTTTAATCTTTTAAACACAACTGCTACAACAATTAACTTCGGAGGTGCAGCAACTACTGTTGAAATTGGTGCTGCTACAGGAACTACAAATGTTAATAATAATCTTGATGTTGATGGAGATATTAACATTGACGGTGGTGACCTAACATCTAGTGCAACTACTTTTAATCTATTTGGTTCTACAGTGACTACACTGAATGCTGGTTCGGCAACATCCGGCACACTTAGTATTTTATATAATACAGCGTCGACTACTACTAGTACCGGTGCTCTAGTAGTCAGTGGGGGAGTTGGTGTGAGTGGTGCTATTCGAGCAGGTAGTATTCAAAATACGCCTATAGGGTCTACTACAGCATCTACAGGAGCATTTACCAGTTTAACTGCAAATGGAGCAGTGACATTTACTGCTGGCACAGCATCAACATCAACTAGCACAGGAACATTGGTAGTCACTGGTGGTGTAGGTATCAGCGGAGCACTTTACGCTACTAGCAAATCGTTTGACATCGAACATCCGACAAAATCTAATATGAGGCTACGACATGGTAGTCTTGAAGGTCCGGAATTTGGTGTGTATGTGAGAGGACACCTAGTAGACTCACATGTAATTGAATTACCCGACTATTGGATTGGACTAGTTGATCCTGAAACTATCACAGTTAATGTTACACCAAAAGGTCGTCCACAAGAGATCTTTGTCAAGTACATTAGTAATAACAGAATACACCTCGCAGGTGATGATATCGACTGTTATTTTATTGTCTATGCAGAACGCAAAGATATTAATAAGATTGAGGTAGAAGGTGAATAATGAGCATTGCTTATAACCCTAAGATAGTTACTAATGGATTAGTAGCTGCAATCGATGCTTCAAATCCTAGATCATATCCTGGGACCGGTACAACTGTCTATGATATTAGTGGAAACGGAAATCATTCTACTATCAATGGTACTGTATCATTTGTAAGCAACGGTTCCGCAAGTTATTTTGACTGGGCAACACAGGGTAATTCAAATTATATCTATAGCAATACATCTTTTGCATATGTAGATATTACTATAGTTTTCCTTCCAGATTTTACACTTTCTGTGTCGGATCTTTCTACCTTAGTTGGGATAGTATCATCTGGTGCTCCTAATAGTGATAAAAGTCTAAGATTTGTCGGAGCTAACGGTACTGGTCCATGGAATGTAACTGGAAGGAATCCAGGGGATGCGAATGATTGGGCATATCCTACTGCTACATCATATTATGTAAACGGAACTGTAACAAGTACATTAGTTAGTGGGTGGAATGTATTCGGCGGCTATAGGACAAACCAATCTTCGTATCCATTAACTTCTGCATACTATCTCGGAAGTTCGGGGTATTCTCAACGAGGGTTCAGAGGAAGAATTGCTGCCTGTTACTTATATAATAGACAATTAACTGCAACTGAACAAAAAGAAAACTTTAATGCACTCCGTGGGAGGTTTGGATTATAATGGCACTACAACATTCCCCTTCTATAGCAACTTCTGGACTTGTTTTATATTTAGACGCTGCTAACAGTAAAAGTTATTCAGGTTCTGGAACTACTTGGACCGACCTAAGCGGTAATAATAATAACGCAACTTCTACAGGTAGTCCTTCTTATACTAGCGGGAGTAACGGATACTTTAGTTTTTCAGGTACACAGTATTTTAGCTGTGCTTCTAGTTCATCATTTGCATTCGGAACTGGAGATTTTACTATTGAATGTTGGTATTATCCGACTAGCTTTTCTACTTATAGTCATCTAGTTGCACTTCCAGATCAAAATACTTTCGGGCTCAAAGCTAACATCTCTAATGGAGAGCTGTATTTTTATAGTGCAGCATTTAATAATTATCCTACTACAGGGTGGACACTAACTCTCAATGCTTGGAACCATGTGGTTTTTGTAAGATCGTCATCAGTAGCATATCCTTACTTAAACGGTACCGCATATGCATCAAAATCCGGATTCACTAACAATTTTACTGCTCAAATTTGTAACATTCATAATGGGTATGCTAGTGAATTTGCTAACGCTAGGATGAGTGTAGTTAAAATATATAATACTGCACTAACAGCTACACAGGTAAAGAACAATTATAATGCTCTTAGAGGACGGTATAGTGTATGAGCGGCATCGTAGGACCAGATATCGTTGAATCTGGCTTAGTTTTAATACTTGATGCAGCTAATAGTAAAAGCTATTTAGGGAGTGGAACTACCTGGTCAGATCTTAGCGGAAATAACTATAATGGAACTCTGATTAACTCACCTTCATATAGCAGTAGCAGCGGAGGCTACTTTCAAATGACTGGAAGTAGTTACATAAGTTTCTCGTCGTACGCCCAGCCAGCATACGATACCACAACATCTTTTACTTGGAATGTGTGGGTTTATCCTTTTGCAAATGCTGTCGGACAAATAATTATGGGTAATAGAGGTAGTGATTTAAATTTTACTAAATTAACTACAAGTAATTTTGAATACTATTCTACAATTTTACTCACTTCGATGCCTTTAAATATATGGCAAAATGTGTGTGTTGTTAAAGACCAAACAACCCTTTCATATTATAGAAATTCCGAGTTAATAACAAGCACAACATCTTCAATTACTAAACCTTCTAGACCGTTTTATATAGGGGGTGACCCAGCACCTTTGGAATATAGCACAGCTCGTATATCGCATGTATCGGTGTATAATCGAGCATTAACTACTTCAGAAATAAGACAGAATTTTAATGCAGTTAAAGGCAGGTATAGTCTATGAGCTCTTTCCTTGGTCCTGATTACGGCACTGTGAAAGGTCTGGCACGAACAGCGAAAGATCTGTTAACTTTATACCCGGAAACTGCTGGTAAAGATGGATATTATCAACTATATCCTCAAGGTAGATCTAGTACCGGTCAATTAGTATATTGCGATATGACCACCGACGGAGGTGGGTGGATGTTATTTGCTCGAAGCCATCCTAGCACTGTAAATTATGCTGGACAAAACTGGGGTTGGAGAGGTGGTCCTATTGGAAAAGTTAATGATTTTTCACAGGCTTATCAATTAGGATGGTGGACCTATTGGGAAGGGAACTCGACCTTTACTGAATACGCTTTTGGTAATCGATCTAATATTAATAATAACAGTTGGGGTTATTTTATTTACAAAGTAGCAATACCTGGATATTCTACTTTTATGACTAGTAACACTCAGCAAAGTCCTAGCAGTACCTCTACACTCAAGTCTGATACTAGTGTCTACGGATCTACAGCTTTTCCAGGCATGCAAGGAGCAATCGGATATGCTTCATCAGGTACAAGTAGTAACTTTTATTACATGCGTGACTGCTGTGGATTTGCCGGGTACGGTGCATATGCAACTAACATGACTACAACCTATTGTGGTAGCACATCAGTAGTTCATTATTCTGGACCGTGGTGTGGCGGAAGCTCAAGAGATGGCAGCGGAAATTTTCTTAGCGGAAGCTATACAGCTGGAGGATATGTTTATGGTGGGACAAATCAATACATGATTATGGTTAGATAATTCAACCTAGTAGATCATAAAGAGTAGTTAATTTAGCTCGATTAATCTTATTTCCTAAACTGCTTTTTAATCCCGGATGTAATGATCTAGGCCAGCACCCGATATCAACCCATGCATACCCCTGATGTTCTTCAGATAATACAGGTATAAACTCTTCGCTAACTAAACAAACAAACGTAGTGTATTCAAACCTATCGTCAGTACTTTTAAATTTTTCTAAAGGTATGGTTTTTTCTATTTGAACGTTTGTTCCGATTTCTTCTTGTATTTCTCGCACTAGTCCTTGATAAGTTGTTTCACCAATTTCGTGGCTCCCGCCAACTAGTACCCAACAATTTTCAAATTTACCTGTAGCTTTCTGTAAAAATAAAAATCTTCTAGTATTTTTAGCTAAAAATAAAGCACCGCTTGACTGAATCACAGAACTAGTCTCCAATAGCCCGCTCTATAGATACCTTCAAAAGCCTTAGACCATTGGTGACCATCCCATTTATACTGTATGTTTGTTCGTAAATTTGTTTGATAGCTAACATCTGTTATGTTTGTAGCATCAAAAACAATACTCCAACTCGACCCATTCCATTCTACAATATCGTTAACTGAAGCTACAAAATCTGATGCATCTAAGTTCTTCCAAGATTCTGCTCCGTCTGTATTTCCTTGGTCTCCAATATCTCCAACTAACAGATATCGTGTACCAGCTACAGGCGTACCAGGATTAAAGCTTTCTGGATTAATAATAGCATCAAATGTTCCACGACCACCAGGATAGTAACCGCTATTAATTGCAGTGTTAGTATGGAAGCTATCTGGATCCCAGTTAACAGTAAGAAGACTAGGATCTAATGGGTGTTCAGCAAGTGTACCAACCACTTCTGTACTATCTTCTTGTTGTAAAAATACTCTACTACTACCAGCAATAAACTTTCCGGGGTACTGATCTAAAATTATACGCCAATCAAACTTATCGCCTGTTGGTATAGGTTGTCCATCAAATGGATTGATTACAGGAGTATTTTGTTCTAGAATTCTAATAGTGTTATCGAGCACTAAAATCCCAAATCCACCAATATTAACTCTTAACTGAGAATCCGGAGCACCGTCGGGGAAATAGTATAAATCTCCATACAAGTCTTTTTCTGATAATGCACCTTGTCCTTCACCGTAGATGTTCATAATGATATCAGTGATAACTCCGAGCTTTTTAACCTTAGCAGGCGGACTAATGTATATAGGAGTTTCAAAAGTTAATGTAGCAATGTCTATTTCTGATTCATTGCCCATAGGTATGCTACGACTAGAAAAGATCATGTCTGTTAGTTCTACTCTAGTTAAACTAGTCCAGTCAATATAATTGTCAGTTGTTTGTAATTCCATACTTGGATTAAACAACACTAGTATTTGTTCTAGAATTTGTAATTTTTGATCATTATTAGTTGACCAAATATCTGCCTTAACTGTAAGATTATACGGAGTTGGCATCAGGCGTTCTACAGTATAATTTTTTCCCTGTACTGTAGTATATTGTTGTGTAACAGGATTAAAATCTCGTTCTCTAATATGTACCTTGCTAATAAAACTAGCGTCACTGAGTCTATTTCGGTCCAGTTGTAAATCAGTAATATACAGTGCTATCCTAGGGGCACTCGGAATCTTATTACTGCTGTTATCTCGGATAATATGAGCAACTTGTCGAGTTAAGTCACCGTACTGTACTGGGATGGTGATTTGTTCACCGTCTCCAGTTTGATACTTAAAACCGCTTAACATTCGAATCATCTGACTCAAATACCTTCGTATTTGTCCGTCATAAAAAAATTTCATTCTATTCCCTAATTATCTGCTTTGGGCTTAAGTGCTTGAGAAAGACTCTGTCTTTCAACAACCTGTTCACCACTAATGTTGCTTACAGTATCATTATTAATAAAGTTATATTTTTGTCTATTTCTTAGATCAGTATTAGTGATTTGATGTCTAACTTTATCTTCATATTTAACCCATCTACGACCATCATATCTAAATAACCTGTTAGGCTGATAATCAACTCTTAGGAAGAAGTCTCCAACTGCTGGACCAGCTGGAAATTGAATTCCAAATCCATACGGTGATCCGTTAGGCGGCACTCCGTCACCAAGTAAGTAACCAGAATAGCCGTCTTTAACAGGAGTTCTATATTCCGGTCTAGTACTATCTTCTGATATAACTCCGCCCTGTTCTAGTGCAGGTCTTCCTTTTTCGTCTACAGCTAGAGTATAGAAGTGTTTAGTATTATATCCACTCTGAGGATTATCGAGTTCAGCTTGAGTTACTATAGCATCATTAATCATCATATCTTTATTATAAGAAGAAAGCACATCTCTAAGAGAATCACTCGATCCTTCATCTGCGGGTAAATCTAATATATCTTTAAATTCTTGACTGTCGCTGATCGGTTTTAATTTTATTCGATATAAATGTGGATACCATGTAGCTGAGAATCCCTCACTAGCACGATCTATTTCTTCGACTACATAAAATCTTTTTAACGCTACATCAAAATTATTTAAGGCATGATAATCTTTTAAATGGGGTAATTCAAACACATCACCTGGCATGATCTTACGACCGATAGTGTCAACACTATTATTAATATGAAGGGTCATAAAAATAGTATCATTTTGTAAAAATAACCCAAATTGACTTAGATTAAAATCAATATCTTGTACATTGTATACACCCCTAAGTACATAGATATCAGGATCATATTTACGGTCTCTATTTTCTAAAAATAAAAGATCTTGAATATTAGTTTCTGAAATAGCATTATATGTTGGTTGCGTAGCTGACGACTCAGTTGAGCTTGGGTTTCGAGGACCTAGATACTTATGAACATGTACATCAGTGCCGCCAACTTGAAACATTTCATAGATAGTTTTATCTATAAATTTATAATCATTACCTCTTTCTGGACGATATAGACTTAGTCTTGGCATAGTGTATTTATCTGATAAATATGCTAGGAGATCTTGTATGTCAGAAACCGTAACTTTAAGCCAAAAAAGACAGGAAGTATACGACTATGTCAAGTTAATGCTCGGTGATGGCATGATTGATGTTGAACTAGATCCTGGACATTATAAAATTGCTTTAGATAAATCTCTAGCTCGTTATCGACAACGATCGGATCATAGTACTGAAGAATCTTGGAGTTTTTTAACTCTAAGAGAAGATATTAATACCTATACATTACCCCCTGAGATTATCGAAGTAAGACAGATTTTTCGTCGATCTATCGGAAGTCGAACTGGTGGCGGTGATGGTGGTACTTTGTTTGAACCTTTTAACTTAGCCTACACTAACACTTACTTATTAAGTAGCTCAAATATGGGTGGATTAGCAACTTATGATTTCTTTGCTCAATATCAGGAAATGGTCGGGCGTATGTTTGGTAGTTTTATTGAATTTAAGTGGTACCCTCAATCACATAAATTAACCATTTTACAACGACCAAGGACTAGTGAAGAAGTTCTAATACACTGCTACAATTTTAGACCAGACCTTGCTATACTCGACGATGTATACGCTAAACAATGGATTAGAGATTACACTCTAGCTAATTGCAAAATGATATTAGGACAAGCTCGAGAAAAATTTACCCAGATAGCTGGACCACAAGGAGGTACTAGTTTAAACGGTCAGTCTTTAAAGGCAGAAGCACAATCCGAATTAGAAAAATTAGATCTAGAATTAACAACTCAGGTAAGCGGCGGTAGAGGATACACCTTTATTATAGGGTAACGATATGAAAATTCGAGAGATTCTAACAGAAAAATCAGAAAGAAAGCTTGGTAAAAATATTCGTCAATCAGGGACTCATGCTAAACAATATCAAGGAATTGATCAGTACTATGACATGTACCGACTAGGCATAGCTATGGCTGGCGCCCCAGATATTCCTATAGACTCTGAAGGTCCTGCAAAAGATATACCTGCGGTATGGATGTACAGCAAAGGTGAAGAAGATATAGTTAATCGAGCAGCAAAGAATCAAGGGATCAAAGGCAAAACTATAGTCGGAAAAGGACAAAGTGAAGAGCTTCCACAAATTAATACTTCAAGTCCAGTTGCTCAGCCAAAACGAAACAAATACGGCATTTAAATATTGACAAAACTGATTAAATCGTATAAAGTATAGTATCACGGAGAGATACTATGATTATTGGCTTTGTAGGATTTATCGGTTCTGGGAAAGATACCGCAGCAGATTATCTTGTAAATTTTCACGGATTCCGTAGAGATAGTTTTGCTAATACACTTAAAGATGCTGTTGCTGCTGTATTTGGATGGGATCGAACGCTACTCGAAGGTAGAACTGCTGAAGCTAGAGCATGGCGTGAACAACGAGATGAATGGTGGAGTGATCGTCTAGGCAAAGATATTACACCTCGATGGGTCTTACAGTATTGGGGAACTGAAGTTTGCCGTCAAGGCTTTCACGATGATATTTGGATTGCTAGTTTAGAAAATAAAATTAGAAAAACTAAAGATAATATTGTTATTAGCGATGTTAGATTTCCGAACGAAATTAAAGCAATACATAATGCCGGCGGATTAGTTGTAAGAGTTAAAAGAGGTCCAGAACCAGACTGGTTTCAAGATGCAGCTAATGTTAATTCAGGACCTACAAATATGAGTTGGGCAATCAGTAAACAACGAATGCTTGAATTAAAAATTCATGCTAGTGAAACTAGTTGGATTGGAAATCAAATAGATTATACCATTGATAACGATCATACTATTGATCATCTTTTTACTGAACTTAGAAGTCTGGTTGAAGGTCACCTTGGCGCCATGTTATACCTTCAAGATGGAGCAGCCGTTGGCAGTTAGCACAAACTGTTTTTAAATTTGTAATTTTACAATTTGATAAATTACCATCAAGGTGGAACACATCAAATTGTTGGTGATGTTTACTCTTGTAACCGCATTTCTCACACTGAGACTTTTTACGGTATCCTTGTTGATACCATAGTGGTAACCCTTTAATACCAACACCGTATCTCAAACAGACATCGCACTTACTACGATAGTACGGTCTTTTTTCTTTATAATAGTTAATAGCTACGGGTCTATTCCCACATTTACATAATGGTCTTTTCATAACTAATTATTTATTCTGCCCTTTTTGACCCCTTTTCATCGTTTATAACCTCTTATTTTTATTTAAAACCAATAAATAAGTTATGATGGTATTAAGGAGACCAATATGGCACTAACATCACCAGGCGTAGAGGTAACAGTAATCGACGAGAGTTTTTATACTCCTGCCGAACCAGGTACTGTACCTTTAATTATTGTAGCCTCAAGACAAAACAAAACTAGTTCTAGCGGTGCTTCTAGTGCCCAGGGAACTCTAAAAGCAAACGCAGGTAAAATTTATACAGTTACAAGCCAGCGTGAGTTAGCTGATTTATTTGGCGATCCAACATTTGTAACTGACACAAACAACAATCCAATTCACGCTAGTGAATTAAATGAATATGGTTTACAAGCAGCATATAGTTTCTTAGGTGTAAGCTCAAGAGCATATGTTGTTCGTGCTGATGTTGATCTAGGAGAGTTAGAAGGTTCAGCAAATCCACCAGATGGTGCTCCTTCAAATGGTCAACTGTGGTTAGACACAGCGACTACAGAATGGGGTATTTTTGAATGGAACGGAGACCTAGTGACCGCAACTAACGGTCAGACCTTTGTTAGCAAAACACCTACATATGTACTAACATCAGCAGATCAATTAACTGGCGGAGAACCAAAACCAAGTATTGGTCGTTATGGTGATTATGCTGTAGTAGCGTACATTGACCAGGATGTTGCTACAACTAGAACTAACATGGTCAGCTACTGGTACAAGAATCGTTCAGGTTCATGGGTACAGATAGGCAGCAAAGACTGGGCTGCTAGTTGGGCTGCTGCTAAGTCAAGTGCTAACCCAGTTGTTGGCGCTGGAAATATCAAAATTAACGATCAAATGATTGCTACTGGAAGTTCATTAGCTACACTTGCAAGTAATATTAACGCTAATGCTTCTTTATCAGCTCAAGGTATTACTGCTGCTGTAGTTGACACAAGACTAGAAATTTATTCTAATGCAGATAACGATGCAGTTGGTGATTCTGAATTAGCAAATGCTGTAGTAATCGCTGCCGGTACATTGAATCCTACTACACTAGGTATTCCACCAGGAACTTACTACGGTCCAAAGATGACTATTAGTAAGCATACACAGGTTCCCGAGTACAAGAGTACAGATACTCGTCCACGACCAAGTGGTTCAGTATGGATTAAAACAACTAGTTTTAACCTAGGTGCTGATTATAAAGTTAGACAATTTAGCACAGCATTAAGTGCTTGGTCAGCTGTTCCGGCTCCAATGTATTCAACTGCATCTGAAGCATTATACTACTTAGATCAAGCTGGTGGCGGATTAAATGTTGCTGTTGGTTCTACTTTTGTACAAACAAATGCTAAAGAGCACAGCGGATATGATGCAACTCCTGCAGATGCCAGTTTCCACATTTATCGTAGAGCAGTTAAAGGTATTACATCAGCAACTTCCGAAAAGATTCAAACAGGAACTTTAAGTGCAGGCGCATATTCAGTAACCATTAGAGAGTCAGTTGCAGGATCAATGACAATGAGTTCAGACTTTACTTGGACCATTACCTGTGCAGGCACTACTGGTGATGCTGCTACTATTGCTGCTGCTCTAAGTGGTCCTGATGACAGCAATAATGTTCCTTCAGCACTGCTAGTAGAAGTCGATCTAGCTACAAACAAAGTAGTAGTTAAGCACAAAGAGGGCGGAGAATTACATATCAAAGATACAGACAGTCTTTTTGCTGATATGGGATTTGCAGCGTTTGACTTTGAAACAAATGAAGGTACCGCTAATTTTTATGATGCTCCTGCAGGTGATACTGGACATGATTATAGAATCAGCAATTGGAAATTATCAGCAGTTACATCAAGCGCAGCAGCACCAACTACACTAGTCGAAGATGGAAGACTATGGTACGATACTGACTTAGATGATGTAGATATCATGGTTCATGACGGTACTACTTGGGTTGGCTATCAAAACTACAGCGGGTTTACAGGCACAGATCCAAACGGACCGATTGTAGCTGCTAGTGAGCCGTTAGAACAGAGTGACGGAACAGCACTAGTTACTGGTGATATCTGGATTGATACTAGCGATGTTCCAAATTATCCGGTGGTAAAGCGTTATAACTCTGCACTACAGATTTGGACTACTATTGATACTTCAGATCAAACTACAGAGAACGGTATTGTATTTGCAGATGCTCGTTGGGCAGTTGATGGCGAAACAGCTGAAGGTAGCACAATTGTTGACCTACTAACAAGTGATCATTTGGATCCAGATGCTCCAGATCCTGACTTATACCCAAGAGGCATGATGCTCTTTAATACTCGTCGTAGTGGGTTTAATGTCAAGCGTTTTGTAAAGAATCATATCGATACAGGACCTAATTCAGAAAATCCTAGAATGGGCGATGCTTCAATGGTTAGCTACTACCCACATCGTTGGGTTACAGAATCAGCTAACGACCTAGACGGTTCAGGAAGTTTTGGTAGTAAGGCACAAAGAAAGGTAGTTGTGCAAGCTCTACAAGCTCTAGTTAATAGCAACGAGAACTTAAGAGATGATAACCAGTACCAGTTTAACTTAATGGCTTGCCCATCATATCCAGAATTAATTGGTGAGATGCAAACACTTAATGTTGACAGAGGAATTACATCATTTATTATTGGTGATACACCAATGACACTAGCTAATGATGCAACTACACTCTTATCATACTTAACTAATGCTGAAAACCGTGCTCAGGACGATCAGAAAGCTATTGTTACTAGAGACGAGTACTTGGGTGTTTTCTACCCAAGCGGATTTACTAGTGACAACTTCGGAAATGACGTTGTTGTTCCAGCAAGTCATATGATTTTAAGACAGTTTGCTCTTAGCGATCAAGTAAGTCGTCCATGGTTTGCACCAGCAGGTACACGTCGTGGTAATATTACTAATGCTACTAGCGTAGGTTATGTAAATGGTGAAGGTGAATTTGTTCCAGTAAGTTTAAATGAAGGACAGCGTGATACACTGTATATAAACAATGTAAACCCAATCGTTGTTGTTCCAGGTTCAGGACCTGTGACATTTGGTCAGAAAACTAGAGCAGCTACAGCTAGTGCTTTAGACAGAATCAATGTTGCAAGACTTGTTATTTACTTACGCAGTCAGTTGAATAAACTTGCTAAGCCATATATCTTTGAACCTAATGACAAGATTACTAGAGATGAGATTAAGAATCAAGTTGAAGGTTTATTGTTAGAACTCGTCGGTCTGAGAGGTATTTACGACTTCTTAGTTGTTTGTGATGAAACTAACAACACACCAACAAGGATTGATCGTAATGAGCTCTATGTTGATGTAGCAATCGAACCAGTTAAAGCAGTTGAATTTATTTACATACCAATTCGACTAAAGAATACTGGTGAACTTGCTAATTTGGGCTAAACATTAGGAGAAACTAAATGGCTATTTCAACACTTTCAAGATTATCAATTCCACTAGCCAGTGACCAAACGGCCAGCAATCAGGGTCTCCTGATGCCCAAACTAAAGTATCGCTTTCGCGTTACTTTAGAAGGCTTTGGAGTTAGTGATACAATTGAATTAACAAAACAGGTTGTAGATGTAACTCGTCCAAATGTAAGTTTTGAACCAATTACACTTGATGCTTATAACAGTAAAGTATTTTTGGCAGGTAAGCATACATGGCAGACAATTACTCTAAACATTAGAGACGAAGTTACTGGTCAAGTACAGCGACTAGTTGGCGAACAGCTACAGAAGCAGTTCGACTTCTACGAGCAAGCCAGTGCTGCTGCTGGTAATTCATACAAGTTCTTAACTCGTATTGAAATACTAGATGGCGGTAACGGAACATTTGATCCAGTGATATTAGAGACATGGGAATGTGCAGGGTGTTTCCTAACTCAAGTTGACTATGGTAACTTAGCATACAATGCTAACGAAGCTGTGCAAATTGCGTTAACTATCCAGCCAGACAACTGTATCCAGATTCCACCAGCAACTGGTGTCGGTGCAGATGTTGGACGCTTGGATGGTCTACAAGTTGTCAACTCAACTGGTCAGAGCTAATCTACAGCTATACAGTAAAAAAAGGTACCTTAGGTACCTTTTTTACTTTATATGCCCATATTATTTTTCTATAAATATAATATATGGCTTCACCTAATAAATTTTTAAACAACTTATATCTAGCATCGGGCACTAAGGGAAATCTTGGAGATTTCCAGCATGCCGCGCGATTATATAATGATGCTAATTTTCGACTAGCACCGAAAACAAAGTTTTTATATTATGTCGTTTTTAATATAAACCCAGCAGCTCTTTCAGAAGATCCAGAATTCAAAGAAAAGCATATTACAGAGATTAATCTACTGGTAAAAAATGTACAACTTCCTAAATTTACCGTAGATATAACAAAAGAAAAACAGTATAACAGAAATAAAATAATACAGAAGAAAATTACTTACGACGATATAAGTTTAGATTTTCATGACGACATGTCGGGTGTAACTACTCGATTATGGAAGATATACTATCAATGGTATTTCTTTGATCATAGACATAACAATAACAAAGATAACAATCCTAACTCAGGAGTTCCACCTCAATACGATCGAAAAGTAAAAAGACTAGCAGCAGATGAGAGAATTTTTCGTTACGGATTAGATCCAAAAAAAGGGTTAAATCATCTTGATATTGACGGTCAATTTTTCGACTCGATTCATATCTATCAGCTTTACCAGCAAAAGTATACGCAAATCACTTTAGTTAACCCAATGGTAAAATCATGGCAGCACGACCAGATGGATTATAGCCTAAGCGAAGTTACTCGTAGTTCTATGACTTTGTCATATGAAACTGTGTTTTATAATGTAGGTGATGTTGAAGAAGATAACCCTCGAGGGTTCGCAACTACACATTACGATAAAATTCCAAGTCCGTTAAGTCTTCCTGGAGGGAACCCTTTAGGTCCTGCAGGCGGGTCTTCGGGTAATGGCTTCGGAGGACCGAAATCAAAAGGAATTCAAAGTCCTATATCTAACAACATACTTGGAAATACTAAATCAGGAACTGGACCTATACCTGGATTAGATTTAAAATCAGGAACTTTAGGGGTGAATAATGTTGCATCATTAGGTGGAATGAACAATTATAATTTTCCAAAAGTTGGTGGTAAAGGTGGTAATTTCGATGTAACTAAGGCGGTTCCGGCTTTGACTAATGTTGCTAAAATGCCACAGATGAATTCCACTCAGATGTACAAAACTTATAATAGTAATGACAACTCTTTAGGTCGGTTAGCATCAGCTACTACTTATCGAGCGCAGACAAGAGGACAACCGTTTGGTGGGAATGTTAATGTTCTTAATCAACGATGGGGAAATTTACCGGGTAACGAGCAGCAGATATTTAAAAATATAGCGTTAACAGCGTTAAGGAACGCTGATCCATTTGTAAAAACTATAGCAACAGCAGCTCTTAATACAATAACAAATACTAGAAAAACAACTAATAGATATGCTAATCCTGTGACTAACAGACCAGTAACTGGTATAGGTGGGGTTAACTTAACTCCATTTGGTGGTGATGTTGCGGCAGCTAATGGAAGGTATGCACAAACTGGATTTGTGAGAGATGAGGCTACAGGATTGAACAGAAACCAAGCAAATCAAATTTTTAATAGAGGGGGAGAAGTTTTAGCAAATCCTAATCAAAATTATGCAAGACCTAGTGCATATTCAAGTTTTGAGAAACTTGATCTAAACGAAGATGGATTCGCTAATGACTTTGGTGGTGAATGATGGACAGTGCTGAAAGAGTTAGAAATTTTTTCGATAAATTTTATGGGGAACCTGTAAGTTTTAATGCTTCAGAATTTGACAGTGTCAAGGGATATTTTGAAAAAAGAGGTTTTGACGAAAGTTCTTCACAAAGCATCACAGGTATACTTTTAACTCAAGCTAAAAAAGAAAATATACCTGCATTTCAACTTATTAATACCCTTAAAGGTATTGACGATGTTCAATTAAGTTTTGTTGTAAATCAAATTCTTAATTATAGTAGACAAAAAAACACAGTTCTAGGGTATAAGAGAGAACAGCCACCTGAAATGTTCGAAAGCAGAAATATTGTCTACTAATGCCAAAGTTTGCTCAAGGAAAATTTAATCTCAAAAACCCTGACAAATATATGGGTCTCAAAACGCCCACTTATAGGTCAAGCTGGGAATGGGCATTTATGCAATTTTGTGACACTCACCCTGCTGTTCTAAAATGGGCCAGTGAAAGTATAAGGATCCCCTATAAGGATCCATTTACTGGTCGATATACAGTATATGTTCCTGATTTTTTTATTCAATATATGGATAAAGATAGTAAAACATTTGCCGAAGTAGTTGAAATTAAACCTAGCAATCAAACTTTAAAAGAGGCTGTGGGTAAAAATCCATATAATCAAGCTCATTATGTAAAAAATATGGCCAAGTGGGAAGCAGCAAATGCGTGGTGTCGACAGCAAGGTATTCGATTTCGAGTTATTAATGAACAAGATATATTCGGTTTGAAAAAGAAATAATTTCAAACTGATTAAATACCTTATGACTAAAAAACTAGAAGAACTACTTAACCTCCCTGAATCTAAAAAATTACAGGATGCCATGCTTGATGAACAAGAACATCAAGAAGTTGTACATCAAGAAAACCTTTTTAAAGATATCGTCGAATTTGACAAGATAAATGCAGCACTGCCAGTAGTAAAAGGGCTAGGTGAACAAAGCGATAAAGAACTAGACGAGCTAGCAGCAAAGGCCTTGCAAAGTTATCAAGATCTTATGGATCTTGGTATGAATGTTGAACTACGATATGCTAGTAGAGTAATGGAAGTTGCTAGTACTATGCTTAAGAATGCCATAGATGCAAAAGCACATAAGATTGATAAAAAGATTAAGATGGTACAGCTTCAACTACAAAAAGAAAAACAAGATAAGAAATCTGCCCCTGAAACGCCGATTGAAGGTGAAGGTTTTATTGTTACTGATCGCAATAGTCTACTTGAAAAATTAAAGAATATGAAATAAATACACTATAGGATCTACATATGAAATCATTCCACGAATATCTTACAGAATCTAAAAAAACCTATAGTTTTAAGGTTAAAGTAGCAGGAGATTTACCTGAAGGGTTTAAACCATCAGTCGAGTCTGCTATGCAGAAATACGGACTAGTCAAAATGTCAGGTCCAAAAAGAACACCTATAAAAGAAGTAGTTATGGACTTCCCTCACCTATCTAACGAGTCAGTTAGCGTATTTGAAATTGAAGTAAACTATCCTACTACTCCAGATGTTTTACAAGATTATCTTTCAAGAAGCTTGAAATTTCCCGGCTCTCATATTGTAGTTAGAACTCCGACATTTGAAGTAGATCAACCAGAAGTTAAAGATGTGTATCAGACAAATTTAACTAGTGAATATCCAAAAGGCGACGACGCACAAAAAGAAGTTGGATCTACTAAAGTTGCTAGCTTTCTAAAAGAACTTGAAAAAGATCGTAAAGACCGAGCGTGCAAAGACCAGCCTTTAGATAAAGATACTAAGCATATGTCTATGGATGAAGCAGAAGAGTCTACTAGTCCTATTGGCTCTACTAAAAGGAAACAAAAATGAACTTTGTAGATATTCTTAAAAAATTAGAAGAACTAGAAAAATCTTCTGTTAAGGAAGCAGTGCATGTAACAACTGATACTCCGGAAGAGGCAGCAGCTATTCGTGAGTTACTTAATGCTGCTGGAATGCAAGAACAAGGTGAAGAAACGCTCGACGACGATTACGCTAATCGCCCAGAAGAAGAAGTCCATCCACTCGATGCTATGATGTCTCAAGGTAGCGATCTTAACAAGCCTAAAAAGATGTTCCGTAAAGAATTCCCAGGTGATAACCCTATGGCAGTACCTAGTCAGTTTGAAAGTGTTAAACATCAATTAACAAAGGCTTACCAAAACTTTAAGACAAGGTAATCATGGGATCAAAAAGTCTTGATGGTGTCCTAGTTAAAAAGGCACACAAACAAGAAACTTATACTGAAAAACAGTTAGCAGATTTAGCTAAATGTCTTGATCCCGAAACTGGGTATTTGTATTTTTGTGAAAATTTCTTTTACATACAGCATCCTGTAAAAGGTAAGATCAAGATGGACCCTTACGAATACCAAAAGGGACTCCTATCTAGCTATCATAATTACAGATTTAATATTAACATGTTACCACGGCAAAGTGGTAAAACAACCTGTGCTGCTGGCTATTTGCTATGGCATGCAATGTTTCATCCAGATCAAACAGTGTTAATTGCTGCTCATAAGTACACAGGCTCTCAAGAAATCATGCAGCGTATTAGATACGCATATGAATTATGCCCTGACTATATTCGATGCGGTGTTATTAATTATAACAAAGGTAGTATAGAATTTGACAACGGTAGTCGTATTGTCAGTGCTACAACTACTGGTAACACTGGTCGTGGTATGTCAATATCCTTACTATATTGTGATGAGTTTGCATTTGTGCAACCTAATATAGCGGATGAGTTTTGGACATCAATTTCTCCAACATTGGCAACTGGTGGTCGTGCTATTATTACTAGCACACCAAATAGTGACGAGGATACATTTGCCATCATATGGAAAGAGGCGAATAAGAAATTCGATGAACACGGTAATGAAACTGATGTCGGTGTTAATGGATTTAAAGCATTTACAGCACATTGGAATGAACATCCAGACAGAGACGATCTGTGGGCTAAACAAGAAATGGGTCGCATCGGTGAAGAAAGATTCCGTCGTGAATACGGTTGTGAATTTTTAATCTATGACGAAACACTAATTAGTAGTCTTAAGTTAGTCGACATGGTTGGCAGAGAACCTATTTTTAAAATGGGTCAGACAAGGTGGTACAAAAAACCGTCGTCAGAAAATTTATATGTTGTAACATTAGATCCTTCTATGGGAACTGGAGGAGATAATGCTGCAATACAGGTATTTGAGCTACCTAGCTTTGAGCAGGTTGCTGAATGGTACCATAATACTACCCCAGTGCAAGGTCAGATTCGAATACTAAAAGAAATATTACAGTATATTGCTGACTGTATGGGTAATGGTCTTCCTGGCAGTATCTATTGGAGTGTAGAGAACAATACTCTCGGAGAAGCTGCATTGATAGTTATTAAAGACATAGGGGAAGAAAATTTTCAAGGTATGCTAGTATCTGAGCCTATAAGAAAAGGACATATTCGTAAATTTAAAAAAGGTTTCAATACTACTCATAAGAGTAAAATTTCAGCTTGTAGTCGGGCTAAGTTTATGATTGAAACTAATAAAATGATCATACATAGCAAGCCATTAATAAGTGAGTTAAAAGCGTTTACGGCGCAAGGAATAACCTATAAAGCAAAGCAAGGCGAAACTGACGACCTTGTTAGTGCTCTTTTACTCACTATACGGGTAAGTCAAACTCTAGCTGATTGGGATACTAGAGTCTACGATAGTCTAAGTGATAAGCTCGAAGATGACGAGGATTTTGAACCTCCAATGCCTATTTATATATCAACCACATTTTAATAAATAATAGATGACTCCTAATCTAGATTATACAGCTAAAGAACTTTTTAACAAGTTAAGAACTAGATTCTCTAATGTTAAGTTAGGCGATGAAGCTAGTAATGTAACTAAAGTTCCATCTAAGGCAAGATTTTTTGATTTTGCTTACAATGACAATGGTGCAGACCTCGGTCGTGTGACAATTAGCTTAGAAGACAGTAACCCAGATGAAGATAGCAGTAAACCTAGTTTAAATGTTATTTACGGATCAGATCTTATAGCAGATCTTGATCCAGCTACAAAAAATCAATGGTACAGCTTCTTAAGAAGCCTAAGAGAATTCGCAAGAACCCATTGGTTAATGTTTGACATACGAGATATTGAAAAATCACAACTAACTAAACGAGACTATGCATTCCTGTCAGGAAGCAAGGGAGAAAAACAAATGTCTGAAAGTAAACTATATGGTACCAACCGAACAAGTTGGCAAGATATAGGTAATGCTAAAATTGTAATTAAACATAGCCGGCCTATTAATATTGATCTACCTCAAGGGCGTAGTCTAAATATTGAAAGTATCTATATTGAAAACATCGAAGGTGAAAGATTTAAATTTAATGGATCGCTGACTGCTGCTCGTGCAATGGCTCGACATGTTAGTGAAGGTGGTGCTACATATGATGAAATCGGTAAACATATTACAGGTCTTAATGAAGAATTAGGAAAGTTAAGGCACTTTAAAAATTATGTTCAACGACATGGTGCATTGAGTGAAAACTTTTCAGATCTAACAACTCGTGTGTTAACAAGAATAGAAGATATTAAATCTGAATTACATACCTTACAACGAGAAAGTGGATACCTATCGTATAAAGAACAATTCCAACCACCAACATCTAAAGATGTACCAGAAGATTTAATGAATGATTGGGTCGATAAGTTAACTTTAAGATCATTTAACGAAGAACTTAAAGATGTATTTCCGTACTTGTATAATCTAGTTGAAGCCCCTGTAGCTGATATTGAATTTTCTGATATTGTCGGGGAAGACGCTATAGAAAATAATATAGAAGATCAGGAAAAAGAACTACCGGAATCTACGGAATTTGAAAATTTAGTTTCTTCTATCAGCCCAGAACACGAAGTTATTGAAGCTGATCCTTACGAAGGAAACGAATTTGCACAAATAGTTCGTGAACTACAAGCTAAAGGTGCAACACCACTAACATCATTTACTACTGCTGAAGGTCAAGAATATACCTTAGCTGATGTTATGGAACGAGCAGGACTAGCTGTAGAAGATTTTTTTAGTGAACAATCATTTCAAAAAAACAGATTTGATGATTTAGAGAATAAGTTTAAAAACAAATATCATGATTTAGAAGATAAACTTGGATTTAAGGATAGAAATAACGCTACTAACGCAGCTTGGCTTGCCGATATTGAAAGACGGCAAAAAGAGAAAGACCAAAATTCACAAAGAGACCAAGATAAATTGGATTATGAGTTCCAATTCAAGCAACAGCGAGACCGAGACTGGGCTGATCAGGACAATGCTTTACAAGGACAATACCTCCAATGGAAGAAAGACTATGATGATCATTCCAATGCTTTACAAGGACAACACCTCCAATGGAGGAAAGAGAAAGATCAACTTGATAACGAGATAAGAGTTTTACGAGCTAAATTTGATATGGATCAAGATGCTAAAACATTTGATTTGTTGCGTAACCGTATTGACCGTTATAATCGTTTGAGTCAAAATCCTGAATGGCAATCCGCCATGGTTCAACAGGTTGGTAAAGAAGGTGTAGCGGAAGGTGAAGACCAAGTAGTAAAGAGTAAAGGAAAGGTTCTTCCAAATACCGGAAATCCTGTAAAAGATGTTAAAGAGTTTGTAGAAAGTTTTTTTGATGCAGAAACTGGAAAGTTTCCTAAAGGAGAAACTGGAGTAATGGTAGCAGTAGATAAAAAATTTGGCGAAGGTGCAGTACCGGTAGCTAAAAAAGTTATAGAAATGCTAAAAGTAAAAAGTGAGCAGATGCGTATTCGTGAATTAGCAGGTATGGTAAAAAAATACTAGATTACCTCTTGCAATATAAATACAATCAGCATATACTAGAGTATGTGCTGATTTTTTTTAGGCACAGCACCATATAAGGCATATACATTTAAAGGAGGCATATTATGGCAACATTGGCAGAAATTAGAGCAAAATTAATGGCACAAGAAAACCGTTCAAATGGAAACACTTCGAGCGGAGACAACGGAATTTATCCTTTTTGGAATCTAGAGCAAGGTAAAGAAAGCACTGTACGATTCCTTCCAGATGCAAATACTAATAATACCTTTTTCTGGGTCGAACGAGCAATGATTAAATTGCCGTTTTCTGGAATTAAAGATGAAACAGATAGTAGACCAGTTCAAGTGCAAGTTCCTTGTATGGAGATGTATAACGAAACTTGTCCTATTCTTAGCGAAGTTCGAGCATGGTTTAAAGACAAAAGCCTCGAAGATCTTGGTCGAAAATACTGGAAGAAGCGTTCGTATGTATTTCAAGGATTTGTAGTTGAGGATGGTCTTAAAGAAGATAATCATCCAGAAAATCCTATTCGTAGATTCATTATCGGACCTCAAATTTTTCAACTTATTCGTTCAGCATTAATGGATCCAGAAATGGAAGATCTGCCTACTGATACTGTTAATGGAGTTGACTTTAAACTAATCAAATCAAGCAAAGGTGGCTATGCTGACTATAGCACTAGTAAATGGAGTCGTCGCAGCCGTCCATTGTCTGATAAAGAAACAGAAGCTGTTAAGCAGTTTGGATTGTTTAATTTAAGTGATTATCTTCCTAAAAAGCCAGGTGAAGTCGAGCTTCGTGTTATTTCGGAGATGTTCAGAGCTAGTGTAGACGGTGAACCCTTTGATAAAGATGCATGGGGTCAGTATTTCCGACCAGCAGGCATGGGCGGAACTGGAGATCCTAACTCAGCAGGTGATGATGACGCTCCTGCTCCTGTTCGATCTGCTCCGGTAAGACAAGAAGCTCCAAGAGTCGAGACACCTCCGGCTTCAAAAAGCGGCGAATCTAAAGCTGATGATATTTTAGCAATGATTCGTTCCCGTCAAAATAAACAATAAAAATAATGGCTTGAGGCAAGAACCTCAAGCCATCTTTACGGAGAATACTAATGGCAACAAAACCTTTTGATCTTACTAAATTTCGTAAGACTTTAACAAAAAGCATTGACGGGCTAGGAGTAGGGTTTAACGACCCTACTGATTGGATATCGACTGGAAATTATGCTTTAAATTATCTTATTAGCAGTGATTTTAACAAAGGAATACCTTTAGGTAAGGTAACTGTGTTTGCAGGAGAAAGTGGTGCAGGAAAGAGTTATATTTGTTCCGGAAATGTAATTAAAAATGCACAACAACAGGGAATCTTTGTAGTTCTCGTTGATTCGGAAAATGCACTAGACAAAGAATGGTTAGAAAATCTTGGTGTTGATACTAGTGAAGAAAAACTTCTTAAACTCAATATGGCTATGATTGACGATGTGGCGAAAACAATTAGCGAGTTTATGAAAGAATACAAGGCCATGCCAGAAGATGCTAAACCTAAAGTTCTATTCGTAATTGACAGTTTAGGTATGTTAATGACACCGACCGATGTTGACCAATTCGATAAAGGTGACCTAAAAGGTGACATGGGTCGTAAGCCCAAGGCACTGACAGCATTGGTTCGTAATTGTGTTAATATGTTTGGCAGTCACAATGTTGGTCTGGTCTGCACCAATCATACCTATGCCAGTCAAGACATGTTTGATCCAGATGATAAAATTTCAGGTGGTCAAGGTTTTATCTATGCGTCATCAATTGTTGTGGCAATGAAAAAACTCAAACTCAAAGAGGATGAGGATGGTAATAAGACTTCTGATGTACTAGGTATTCGTTCAGCCTGTAAAATCATGAAAACTCGCTATGCTAAACCTTTTGAAAGTGTTCAGGTCAAGATTCCCTATTCAACAGGCATGAATCCTTATAGCGGTCTAGTAGATATGTTTGAAAAGCAAGGTCTACTAGTTCAACAAGGTAATCGATTAAAATTTGTTGATAGTTCAGGCCAAGAGCATTTATATTATCGAAAAGAATGGAAAGATGATAAATTAGATATGATAATGAAAGACTATGGTAATCATAACTTGAATGTCATTCCGATAGATCAGGAGGAAATTGTAAATGAATGAAGAGATGATTGTTGACATCTGGAACGGTGTTAAAGAGTATATTGATAAAAAACAAATTGAAACTGCTGCTAGTCGATTTGTCGATGTGCTAGTTGACAATGGTGTTGATGATGATACTTTAAACGGATTAGTTGGTAGTTGTGAATTCTTAGATGAAGCTATTGAATATTATCTTGAAGAAAATGAAGATGAGCTCGATGACGAAGATGACGATGACTGGGACTATGAAGAAGAATAAACAATGAATTGGTACTCTAAGATTGCTAATGATATTTCTTATATACCTGATGCTATAAGCTACTATGAAAATGAACTTATTTCAGCAAGGGGTGAGGTTAAAATTACTGGAAGTATCGAAAAAGCAGCAGCTACTATGCCAGGTGTTGTTGAACACCGATACGGACAATTACAGGAAATAGAAGCAATTTTAGAGTACCTTAACATTGAGTTTAGGCGATTAAAAAGTCAATATTTCAAAAAATATCTAGAGAATTATCAAAGAGCTCTTAGTAGTAGAGACTGCGAACGATATGTCGAGGGCGAATCAGATGTAGTTGATATGGAAAAGATTATCAATGATTTTGCCTTACTAAGAAATAAGTGGCTTGGAATTACTAAAGCATTAGATCAAAAACAATGGATGATCACTAATATTGTTAAACTCAGAGTTGCAGGCATGGAGGATGCAACTTTGTAAATAAGACTATGAAAATAGTCTTAGCTACAGGCGGATTCGATCCATTACATTCAGGGCACATTAAATATCTACAAGATGCCCGTAAACTCGGTGATAGGTTAATTATAGGGTTAAACTCAGATGCATGGCTTGAGCGAAAAAAAGGTCGAGCCTTTATGCCATTTGCTGAGCGACAATCAGTTCTCTCTGCGTTAGACTGCACAGGTTATGTTGTTTCTTTTGACGACAGTGATGGAAGCGCAATTAAGTTTTTAGAAGATATTAAAAAAAGCTATCCTTATGCAGAAATTATTTTTGCTAATGGTGGTGACAGAAATGCTACAAATATTCCTGAAATGAGCGTGGAAGGAATTAAGTTTGAGTTCGGTGTTGGCGGAAACACTAAGGTAAATTCTAGTAGCTGGATCTTAGATGACTGGAAAACATCGAAAACTAATCGAACATGGGGTTATTGGAGAGTTCTTAATAACAATTCTAACTATAAAATAAAAGAACTAGTAATAAATCCAAAAGAAAGCATATCTTTTCAACGACATCAACATCGAAATGAGCACTGGTATATTTTAAAAGGATCCTGCCTAATTAAAACAGAGTATTTAAATGTCGAGTCAACTGTTCATAAAGAACCTCATTCAACTTATGTTATAGGACGAGGAGTTTGGCACCAAATACAGAATAACTCTAATGAACCCTGTCACATTTTAGAAGTCCAATACGGTGACCAATGTGTAGAAGAGGATATTGAACGAAGATGAAAATCTTTATCGGATGGGATTCAAGAGAAGATATAGCGTATCAAGTCTGCAAGTACAGTATCGAAAAAAACGCATCTATTCCTGTTGAAGTAATTCCCTTAAAACAATCGGATCTTAGAAAGCAGAATCTTTATTGGAGAGAAGTTGATCAGCTAGCATCTACTGAATTCACATTTACAAGATTTTTAGTTCCTTATCTTAGTAACTATACAGGTTGGGTTGTATTTGCTGATTGCGATTTTTTATGGGTCGACGATATTAAGAAATTACTAGATCTAGCCGATCCTAAGTATGCAGTAATGGTAGTACAGCATAACTATCAACCAACTGAATCTTTAAAAATGGATGGTCAGAAGCAGCTACCTTATCCAAGAAAAAACTGGAGCTCGATGATACTATGGAATTGTGATCATCCTAGTAACAAGACATTAACTCTAGAAAAAGTTAACACAGAATCAGGATCTTATTTACATAGATTTCAATGGTTAAAAGACGAAGAAATCGGTAATTTATCTTATGAATGGAATTGGTTAGTTAATTGGTATCATGAGAACCCTAAGCAATGGATAGACTTTTCTGTAGTTGACAAGAATGTTGAACGAATCTTAAGAAGATACGGTTTTAACTTTGATCTTGAAAGAAACAGATTCTTAGTATCGTCGTCAGATTATCAAAATATACTTAATATAGTTAAAACAAAACAATTTATTAAAGTTTACGGCAAAGAGTTTATTAAAGATAAAAAAATCATCTTAGATGATACTGGAATAATTAAACCTAAAGCGATACACTATACTGAAGGAGGTCCATGGTTTAACAACTATGAATTTTGCGATTATTCTGGTGAATGGAAACAGTATATGAGAGAATACAAAGCTAAGGATTTAGATATAACTGCCATTATAAGATCTAAGCAACCTCTTGATTTTGACCAAATTGAAAAAGAATTCAAAAAGAAAGCTTATAATCTTTTTGTTGAAGTTTGTAAAAATGAAGCAATTGTTAACAAAAAAGAAAATGATCCTGAACTTGTAAAAAATGATATCTGGGACTACAAACGATTTGTTAAAAAAACTATGAACATGATGTTAGAAACTGATTATCCTGCAATGGTGGTTGCCGCAGCTAGAAATAGTAAATTAGTTCACGCCAAACGATTTCAATACGAAAAAGAAAACATTCCAGGACCATATGTTATTAGAGGTATTGCTAGTAAAGATCTTATTGAATACGCTGTAGAAACAAAGCAAGATTACTATTTTATCGAAACAGGCTACTTTGGAAATTATGCCAATCATTATAACATTGGTGCTAAAAAATTATTTCACAGATTAGCAAAAAATAATATGCAACAGGAATACATCTTAGATGTACCTGATGACCGATGGAAGCTTCTTAGTTATCTAGAACCTAAATTAGAATGGACAGGATGGAAAAAAAATGGAAGGAAAGTATTATTAATAGCACCAAGTCAAAAACCCTGCCAATTCTATAACATTGATAAAGACAAGTGGATTAGTGACACTATCGACAAAATTAAAGAAAATACTGATAGGCCGATTGAAGTGAGAGAAAAGGCTCTTCGAAGAGAAAGAACAGATAGCAGTATATACGAAGCATTTGACGATGATGTATTTTGTATAGTAACTTATAACAGCATTGCAGCCGTAGAAGCTATTGCATATGGCATACCTGCATTTGCTCTTGCTCCAACTGCTGCTAAACATCTTGCATCTGATGACCTTACTAAAATAGAATCTCCCTACTACCCCGACTCAGGACTTGTACAAAAATGGTGTCATAGTTTAGCCTACGGTCAATTTCATGTTAATGAATTGATTAACGGGACTGCGTTACAAACATTATTAAATCACGACAAATATAAGAAAATTTACCAATGAATCTTATATACCAAGTATATGTTGGGGATCGGAATCCTTTATATGATATTTGTTGTAAATCAGTTAATGATTATGCACAAAGGATTGGAGCCGAACATATTATACAGCGAGAACCAATTCTTAAAATACGACCAATAGAAAGCCATCGAAGTCTTGAAGCTGTAGAAAGACTAGGGTACTTACCGATTTACGAAAAAGAAAATGCATTTGATCTGTTAAAAGCCTTTGAAAAAATTCTTATACTTGATAGTGATATTTTTGTTAAACCTACTGCTCCTGACATTTTTAATGAGATAGAATCTTATGATTTTGCAGGTGTAGTTGAAAGAGAGATGCCGATTACAAAAAAATATGCCCATAAAATCAAGAAATATAGCGAAGGACAATATCGTCCTTTAGTGAATGAAGCTGATTTCTTATGGAATGGACTAGGTGCTGAATTTTTTAATATGGGACTAATGCTTTGTAATAAATCTTTACGAAACTATCTTAATAATGAAACTGCTAAACAATTTATAACAAGAAAAGAATTTGAAAGATTTGTTAACGGAGAGGGAGCTTGGAAGTGGAGTACTGATCAAACTTTGTTAAATTTTTGGATTAAAAAGTATAAGATTAATTCAAAACATCTAAACTGGAAGTGGAACGCATTGTATAGGGGAATTGAAGATAGTCTACTAAAAGATGCTTACTTCGTACACTTTTTTCTTAGCAGTTATATTGAAGACCCAATCGATCAAATTATTAAAGAAATTTTATGAAAGCATTTGTCATTACTATTCGTAATCATGAATACTCAGAATTATGTGCAGATAGATGCGTGCTTAGTGCAAAATCTCATAACATTGAAGTAGAAAAATTCTATGGAGTGAATAAACATAACGCCTATGTTTATCTCGATGATTATCAGTTATCATGGGGTTGGGCTGATAATAACACTAAAAAACGAATCTGTAATCATACAGGATTACAACAGTTTCCATATACCACAAATGATCTAAGATCTAAAATAGCTTGTAGCCTAAGTCACTTCCTTTTATGGAAAAAATGTGTAGATCTTAATGAATCAATATTAATTTTAGAACATGATGCAGTTTTTATTCGGGAATTACCTGAAATTAATTTTTATGGCGCTATTCAGATTAATGATCCTAATAAGGGCGGATATAAAGGAAAATGGCATAGTAATTTTATGATTAAGAGAGGGACTACAGGAGTGCATCCACTAACAAGGAAGCGTGAAGAAGCTAGCTTAATCCCTGACGGATTTAGTGGAGCAAGTGCATATATAATAAAACCTTGGGCAGCTAAAGAATTTATCAATGCATTTCATAAATACGGTGTGTGGCCGAATGACGCAACAATTTGTCTACAACTATTTCCATGGCTAGAAGAATATTACCCTTTTATTACTCAAGTGCAACAAACACAGTCAACAAGTAAACAATAATATGATGTACGGAAAAAATCTAGATTCGGAAGAAACCTGGAAACGAATTCCAGAAAACAGCACAGGTGTAGAAATAGGTGTTTGGAAGGGGCGATCTTCTGAAAAATTTTTAAAGAAAGCAAAATTCTTACATTTAGTAGACAGTTGGAGCGTTATTCCGTATACAAATAACGACGAGCATGGAAGTTATGAAAATTATCTCTCAAGGTATGAGACACTTGTTGGGTCAAAAAATCCAACAGATTTTCAAAAATTCTATGATAACATTTATCTTAGTGTCCAGACAAAATTTAAAAATAAGCCAGTAAAAATACATCGAATGACCAGCAAAGAGTTCTTTGATTCATTTAATGAACAAGTAGATTGGGTGTATGTTGACGCAGACCATAGTTATGAAGGGTGTTTATTTGATTTAAACAACAGTTTAAAAATTATAAGGTCTGGGGGATATATTTTTGGGGATGATTATACAAATAAGCCTGGTGTTAAAAAAGCAGTTGATCAATTTATACTAGAAACAGGCCTAATACTTAATAAGTTCTACGGTAGTCAATACGAAATAAAGGTTAACTAATGCATCCAAGCAGTCTACAGAACATGTTAGCAGTAAGATCTAATTATCTTTTTAATCTTAAAGAAAATTTAACAATATTAGACGTCGGTGGGAGAGGTCTTGACAATGATCGGTCATACAAAATCGTGTTCGAAGACTTACGACCGAAATACTTCATAGCTGATATTGTAGATGGACTAGGTGTTACACATGTTATGCCTGGACCTTATTCTATACCATTACCAGATGCTTCTGTTGACCTTGTAGTATCAGGGCAAATGTTAGAACATTGTTCTAATCCATTTAAAAGTGTTAATGAGATGAAACGGGTTCTTAAAAAAGGTTCCTTTATAGTTCTAATTGCACCAAGTTCAGGACCAAAGCATGACGATCAAGACTGTTGGAGATTCGTAGACGACGCATTTAAAGCTATTGCTGAGGACATTGGCGGAATTGATATTATAGCAGATTGGATCACTAAAGATGCAACTGATGATCGAAGTCGAAAATGGCAAGATCATGTATTTGTGGGTCGAAAAAGATGAAAGTTTATTGTTTTCGTAGTAGTATACCACCAAATATTAACACTAAAGAAAAAACAGACATTATTAACTTTTTTCATGAAGGTGTTATTGCTGTAGGCGATCAAAGTAAAGTAATATCTGAACAAACTTATGATAATTGTGATGTAGGTCTGATTATTGGAAGTTATAACAGTCAAAATCCCACAAAAACTCGACTACCGCACTATCATGTGAGAAAATCAGTAGTTGAACAGCAATTATCTAGAGGTCAGTATTATGTTTCTGCTGATAGTAATGTGTTCATTTACCTTAACAAAGAAAATCCTAAGCATTATCTTCGGTATAGTTTCAACGGGGTAAATCCTGCTGAAGGAATTTATTGTAACAATCGATGGACTGATGACAATTGGAACAATATTCAAAGAGATTACGGAATTAATTTAAAACCTTGGAGAAAAAATGGTAATCATATACTAGTATGCTGTCAAAGACCTTTGGGATGGAGTATGAGAGGTTTAAATTTAGAGACATGGCTCGATCGAACTATTCGAAAAATTAAAAAAAATACCGATCGACCGATTTTAGTTAGATGGCACCCAGGCGACCCGAAAAGTTTTCCAGAATGGCAGAAAAAAATAGCCAAATTTGGAGTTATAATTAGTCCTACTAGTAGGCATATCACAGAAGATCTTAAAAAGGCTCATGCAGTGGTTTGCCATAACAGCACACCGAGTTCTGTAGCTGCAATTGAAGGAGTTCCGTCATTTATTACTGATGAACCGAGGTTCAGCATGGCAGGAGATGTTGTAAACACAGATTTTACTCAATTAGAAACTCCAATTTTTCCAGACCGAGAGCAATGGATTCGAAAACTAAGTCAGTGCCACTGGAGTTTCGATGATCTAAGGTCGGGGAGATGCTGGGCTTGGATGCGGCAATGGGTTACTGCTGCTCACTAAGGTTCCAAGTAAAACTATCTTTATGTTTTTCCCATTTAGTTTTATTCTCGTTTTGTTGTCTAACAAAACTATGAGTATCGCAGGTAATATCTAGAACTTTATCACCAAGAATTACATCAGCTGGCAATGCCCCATTCATCTCAATCCAGGATAAAATTTTTCGAGCTCCTCGAGGCTTTAATATGTAAGCTCTTGCTCCCTCATACCAGTGTCCTGCAGGGCGGCTTTTCTTTAATTCAAATCCTTCAAGTCTTAAAATATCGTCAAACTTCGCAAACTCTTCAGCTTCCCTTATAAATTCAATATCGTGTTCAAATATACCGATAGGATCATTTCCTTTAGCACACATTTTCCATAACTGATAATGGCTTAAGAAGCAACCTCGAACTCCTGGTCTTTCCATCATTTCTCTAGTTTTACGATCTTCCTCACAGATTTTTATATTATAATCGTCAAGACCATGATTACCGAGTAAATTTCCATTAATACCCGGAAATAACTCAACAGCCCACCCATATTTTGCTGCTGATCTAACTGCTCGTTCAGCATAGTCTTGACTCGTTCGAAAATCACTAAGGTAAATTATAAAATTACGCATACTTTTTAATTTCAGACATGAATATAGGTAAGTGTTTCCTTTTACCTTTAGCGCTCCATATAGCACTCTCTGGTCTCATTTGCCAATCGATATAGGTTATAGGTAATATTCCTTTTTTATATGACGGAATCGCAGAATCTAGGCATTCTTGATCAAGAAACCAGTAGATGTTATTATTTTCAATTTGAATTTTGATTCTTTCAGCTAAATCTCTAATAAAATTTAGTGATCCGACCTTGTCAGTATATAAGATAGCACCAGCTAAATGACCATTTTTATTCATTTGACCGGTTTTTGGGTCTTTTTTCTCTTTTTCATAAAGATAAAAATCTCGTTTTTCGTCGTCAGGAAAATCTACTTGGAAGTTTTTTCTTACAACACCATCAACATCAATTTCTAAAAATCTTCTTGGTTCTCTAATTATCTCAGCTAGCCTTACAAACCGCATACAAGCATAATAGGTCTTAAAAATCCATGCAGTAATGTCAGCACTATCAGAATATTGCTTTAACCCTATAGTTCTTTTTCTTCTACTTAGGAAAGGCTCAATTAAGTCTGGCTTATTCCAAAAATCAATTGCTTCTTTAAATAAATTTTTATCAAAGATTTCGTAGGTATAGCTGACTCGATCAGTCTTTTCTAAAAATTTTATTTGTTTATCAGTTGGATTGTATATGTGAAGGTGAATTCCAAACTTGGTATTTCGTAAAGTGCTGTTAATTAAAGGAATCCCGTACTGCTCGAAGTAAATAGAGTCAGCAGCGGCATAGATAAAAAATCCTTTTTGATCTAGAGATCCTTGTATTTTAGGTAGTATCATGGTTTATCTTTTAAGTCGAATATTTATAGTATGAAAATCAGTATTTTTACAAAAAATGGAGCACTAGGCAGTGATGTAGTTTTTAAATCTTTTGCCGAAGGGGCAAAAAAATTAAAATTCAAAGTCACGGAAAATGATATGAATGCTGATGCTGCCGTTATTTGGTCTGTACTGTGGCAAGGACGCATGAAAGACAACAAAACAGTATTTCATCATTATAAAAATCAAAAAAAACCAGTTTTTATTTTAGAAACAGGTCATTTTTTTAGAAGTCGAACTTGGAAATTTAGTTTGAACGGCACTAGTTATGATAATTTCCCTCATTTTAATTCCTCTGATATTAGTAGACTTAACCGATTAGGAATAAAATTCAAAGAATGGCAGAAAAATGGTGAAAAAATCATCATTTGTCCTCAAAATCCTAATAGTCTTCAATGGTCTAAACAAGGAACTCCTGAAGACTGGGTTAATGAAGTTATAAAAGATATTAGAAAAGTTTCTGATCGATCAATAGTCATACGACCTCATCCGAGAGTAAACTTTAACTCATTAAAAATTACCGAAAAAACCGGTATTTTTTACGAAAAAGCTGAAAAAATACCAGGGACCATTGATTCAGTTGATTTCGAAAATTCAATTAAAAATGCTCATGCTGTAGTAAACTATAACAGTGGACCTAGTGTAGTTTCTGCCTTGCATGGGATTCCGGTATTTTGTGATATTTCAAGCCCAGCAAGACCTATATCACACCAAAATTTAGAAAAAATCGAAGATCGACAATGGGTTGACAGAAAAGAATGGCTAAGCTGGATTAGCCACACTGAATGGCTCAAAGAAGAGATTGCTGAAGGTTTGCCGTTATCTCATTTTATCAAACACGGGTTAATACTTGACAATTAGATTTTCTATGTTATAATAGAAAAAAAGGCATTATGTGACTAATTGTAGACTTATTATTAAAGACGAAGTTAATATTAAATTTGAAGGCTTATCGGTCGAGATAAGAAGAAAAATAGCCAATCGATTAAAATATGAGGTACCATATGCAAGACACATGCCTCACTATAAGTTAGGTAGATGGGACGGTACTGTAAGCTTTTTCGGGACTGGCGGTACCGGGTATCTAAACCATCTAGATATCATTATAAAAATTTTAGAAGATCATGATATTGACATTGATGATATTGCAGATTTAAGAGAATCGCATAACTTTAATTTTCAGACTATTACAGAAAATTACTGGGCAGATCAAGGAAAAGTATGGCCTGAAGGTCATAGATTTGCTGGGGATCCAATAATACTTAGAGATTATCAATTAGAGGCTATTAATCAATTTATGACAAACCCGCAAGGGTTACAAGAACTAGCTACCGGTGCTGGGAAGACTATCATTACTGCTACATTAAGTGCATTATGCGAACCATATGGAAGGACAATAGTTGTAGTTCCTAATAAAAGCCTTGTAGTTCAAACTGAAGAAGATTATAAAAATGTCGGACTCGATGTTGGAGTATATTTCGGAGATAGAAAAGAGCTTGGGCACACACATACTATTGTTACTTGGCAGAGTCTTAACGTACTAGACAAGAAAAGACTAGACCAGAATGATGAAGCTCTAATCGATTTAATTAATGATGTTGTATGTGTTATAATTGACGAAGTTCATCAAGCGAAGGCAGAAGTTTTAAAGAAATTACTCACTCAGAATTTTTCTCGAGTTCCTATTCGCTGGGGACTTACAGGTACTGTACCTAAGCAAGACTTTGAATACCAAAGTTTGTTGTCAAGTATCGGTCCTGTAATAAATAGAATCGCTGCACACGAGTTACAGGAAAAAGGAATATTAAGCCAATGTCATGTAAACATTGTTCAACTATTAGACACTAGAGAATTTAAAAATTATCAAGAAGAATTAAAGTATCTAGTCAGTGACAAAGACCGGCTCAATTACATCAGTAATTTGTGTAATCAAATCAAAGAAAGTGGTAATACTCTTATACTAGTAGATAGAATAGCAGCAGGAGAATTACTAACTGAAGCTATCCCTGACAGTGTTTTTATATCAGGTGAAATCAAACTTAACGAGCGAAAAGAGCATTACGATGAAATTAAAACTAGTGATAAGAAGGTTATTGTGGCGACTTACGGTGTGGCCGCTGTGGGTATTAATATCCCTAGGATTTTTAATTTGGTTCTTTTGGAACCCGGAAAAAGCTTTGTTAGAGTTATACAATCTATTGGACGAGGCATTAGAAAAGCTGAAGATAAAGACTTCGTCCAAATCTGGGATATTACATCAACATGTAAATATGCCAAACGGCACTTGGGAGAACGAAAGAAGTTCTACAAAGATGCCAAATATCCATTTTCAATCGAGAAAGCAAACTGGCAAACATGAAAATATTAACATTAGATGATCAAGCGTTTGATCTAGATAGGCTACCTAATTCATTTGAAGATGATATTAGATTTTCTGTATTAGACAACAGTGATCCACATAATCCTGATTTCTTTTTTATACCATTAATCTTTTTAGAATCATTTAACAGTCCTGGTATAGAATTAAAGATCGGTAATGAAACAATTATTATGCCAGTTGACTGGCATATTGCTATAGGGTGTGCAGACACTGGAATTGATGTTGAAATTATCCCAATTACAAGTCTAAACGATCGCGGATTTGAAGCATTCTGTTATAATCCATTATCAGGATTTAAACATGAATTTAAATCAATAGAAATTACTAATGTTTACAATGACTTAAAGTGGTATTTTCCACGAACAAAGAGTAACCAACTTATAACAACCCCCCTCGATAACAGTAAAAAACCAAGCTGTGCTTTTTTTATTAAAGAAGTATCGAGGCAATGCGAACTTATTAATTATTCAAAACTGTTATAGAGATTTATTATGATATCAGGCAAAGTATGGGGCAATACAGAACTTGTAGAAGCCAATAGTGTATTAGAGTTTCATCGCATTAATATTAAAGAAGGAGGTGTTTGTAGCAAACACAAACACAAACACAAATGGAATGGATTCTTTGTGGAACGAGGTAGTTTACTTATAAGAGTATGGAAGAACAACTATGACTTAATAGATGAAACTATATTACGAGATGGTATGTATACTAAGGTAGCTCCAGGTGAATATCATCAATTTGAAGCACTTAAAGATACAGTGGCCTATGAACTTTATTGGGCTCAATTTGACCATGACGACATTGAAAGAGAAACGGTAGGTTATAGTAAATGAAGGTAGGAATAGTTGGATACGGATGGATTGGAAAAGCAACTCACAAGCTATTTCCAAATGCTCAAATCTACGATAAATTTATTGAAGAATACAATCGCCCATTAGTTAATTGTGATATTGCGTTTTTAGCAGTGCCGACACCATGCAACGATAACTTTGATCTCGATTGCAGCGCAGTAGAGGATGCCATTAGACATTGTGGATGTAATTTTATCGTTATTAGATCTGCAACTCAGCCTGGGTTTGCAGATAGTATGGCTAAAAAATATCCTGATAAGAAGATTGTAGTCCAACCAGAATATCTAGGTGAAACTCCAAATCATCCATTCTTACAAATGGAATCTCGACAATTTATGATTATCGGTGGAGATCCTGAAGATCGACGAAGAGTTATTGAGTGTTATCAACAGGCATATAATGCCACTGTGTCTATACGACAAGTATCTAGGTATGAAGCTGAAATAATTAAAATTACAGAAAATAGAGCAGCATTTTATAAAATAATTCAATGTCAAGAACTGTATGATACTTGTGAAGCTGCTGGTATAGACTACTATACTGTTCGAGATGCTGTTTACGGGGACGACCCTCGATTAAACCTTTGGTGGACTTTTATATATCCTAAAAATAGAGGTGCTAATAGTAAATGTATTCCAAAAGATGTCTATGCTTGGTGTGCCTGGGCTGAAAGCCTCGGTATCAATCCCGAAGCGACTAGATCATTACTAAATTATAATCAAACCCTTATTAAGAGAAGCATTCATGGGCTCTCTTAAACCAGGTGCAACCTATATCTATGAAGAAGCCGATGGGGTTACCTATGCAAGAGAATTTGGGTCGCCTTCGTCGGAAAGATTTGAAATAGGTCGATCTATTGGAAGATTAGATCTAGATGAACAGAAATTATGGAATGAGATAAGATTAGCCAGCAAGACTGATCCAGTCTTGCGAAAGTATGTAGAGCGTGTTATACTAATATATCAACTAGGCAAAAATCATGAGTGATAAATTAACATTAAGAGAAATTATAGCAGCAACAGACTTTAAAGCATTTGATCTTTGGGATGAAGTGACACCAGAACAAAGAAAGTCGATTCCTATGTACCTACTAGTAAGATATTGCAGTTTAAAAAAAGGTACTAAAGAAGAACAGATTAAAAATATTAAAAGGGTTAATGAACGATTGAATAAGAACTTTTTTAACTTATCTAAGCATCCGAAACTTCAGTGGCAATTGGCATGCGCCAGCTCAATTTCACCTAAGAAAGAACGAGGGTTCGAATGGGTAGGATACAAGAAATCGGAAGGCAATAAAAGACAAAAATTTATCGAAGCACTATTTCCCTACTATAAGCAAGACGAACTAGATCTTATGAATAAAATATTATCCGATGAAGATCTAAAAAATAGAGCAAGAGACCTAGGATATGAAGAGTCAGAAATCAAGAAACTCTTATGATGGACTTAACAGTCTTTAAAAAAAACAAGGTAAAATTTAAATTGACTCCTGTTGATGCTCCATATGTTTGCCAGTTTTGTAATAAAAAATTTGTTAAAGAAAAAACATTAACAGTGCATGTCTGCGAGAAAAAACGACGTCATTTAAGTAAACATGAGAAACATGTACAGATTGGCTATGATGTCTATAATAAATTTTTTCAATTAAATCAAAACACTAAAGGCAATAAAACATATGACGAATTTGCCGAAAGTCAGTATTATAATGCTTTTGTAAAATTCGGAAGCTTTATTAACAATGTAAACCCATTATATCCAGATAATTATACTAGTTGGATTGTCAGAAGTGGAATTAAGCTTGATCATTGGTGTAGAGAAGAGCACTATTATCTATATTTAGAAGATCTAGTTTTTAAGGAATCTGCCGAAACAGCACTTGAGAGAGCAATAAAAACCATGGTGACATGGTCTGAAGAAAATAATAGTCAATGGAATCATTATTTTAAGTATGTTAGCCCAACTAGAGCGGCATATGATATAAAAGAAGGCAAGATTACAGGATGGCTTATTTTTAATTGCAATACTGGCAAAAACATGCTTGCGAGGCTTAACGATGAACAACTTTCTATGGTTGAAAATATTTTAGATCCAAAAAAATGGATTAAAAAGTTTAGTGTTCAACCAGCTGATATCATCTTAATTAAAGATATTGTAAACTCAAGTAATTTATAATGGATATTGATATTGATTTTGTTGATCGTGCATCAGCTCTAAAAATTTTTAAGCATGTAATAGCTTCAAGACTTGATGCTTCAGGAAAACTAACACCGCATAATACTGGGATATATGTACAAGAGATTCCTAGAGATCTCTTAAATAATCTATCCACTATTGATTATAAAACAGCCGAAGACCGAGGGTATTTTAAAATTGATTTTCTTAATGCCAGTGTATACTCAGGAATAAAAGATAAAAAGCATTTAAAAAAACTAATGGAAGAGGAACCTTTATGGACTTTATTACTAAAAGACGAGTTTACGGATCTACTATTTCATTTGAACGGGCACGGGGATATTCTGAGGAAGACCTGCCCTACTTCCGTGGAACAATTAGCTGCCGTCCTAGCTATGATACGCCCGGCCAAGCGACATTTGATTGGGAAGAACTGGCCGGAGATTATGAAGGAAGTTTGGACGAAACCGGCTACTAACGAGTACTATTTCAAAAAGTCACATGCTATTGCATATGCTCAAGCAATTATTGTGCAAATGAATCTAATAGTAGAAACAGCTACAATAGAAAATAGTTCTAGTTAAGATTTACGAACTAACTGTACTATTTTTCTTTTAATTCTTCTATTAGCAAGATTTGTAAGACTTGTAGTAGGGCCAAAAACCACTTGTACATCTTTAGTATTAAATGTCTTTTGGCAGTACCTAAAGGGCTCGATATCTATTCTTAGAAATATATTGATAGGAATATATCTATTACTTTCCCACCACCATATTTCTCCTAGCTCAAGGAATCTTCTTTTCTCGTCGTCGGTTTTTATAATACCGTAGTCGTAGAAACTAGTGATTGCATGATCTTGATTGATAATGATACCTATATACTCAATATCACCATAGTTAACTACGGAGATGAACGGAAAATTTTCTTTAATGTCGCTTAATTTCATTTAAAAATAAATACTCTATGCTCAAAATACCAATTTATTTATTACCTAACCGGATCAAGGTTGTAGCTTCTTTGAGCGAATCACGAACGGAGTTTCGTCAAGTGTATCAACGAAAAATTAAACTTTATAAAGGTATTGATAATAACCTTGAATTTCAAGTCAAAAACAACGATCAAAAACCAGTCGATATCAGTGTCTATACTGCTACTTTAGTCTTGCTTGATCAAGATCAAAATCTTATTTTACAAAAAGACGGAACTGGTGATAGTACTTTAGGTACTCTTAACTTTGTTGTTACTGCTAGCGAACTAGAGCAAATTGATCAACAGTACCTTCTGAATACTGTTTATCTAACTCACAATTCAACTAATGAGTCTATTCTTGTTTATACTGACACACAATACAACGCTAGCGGAACTGTGGAGATTATAGATTCGAGTTTTCCTAGACCAAGAGCTGCACAAGTAGTATCTGTGTTTAATTCTGATTTGAACAATGTTTTTACCAGTGAAGCTGTTGAATTGCAGAATTCCATTGGTGGAAATGATGCTACTACAACTATTGCATTTTATGCAGACTTAGATGACAATGTTGAAATATGGGCAACGATTGATCCTAGTTCTAACGATAGTTCTACAGTATGGAGCAAGATTTCCGAAATCAATCTACTAGGAAGTACACTTACCTATACTAACATAACTGGAAATTATACTTTTATTCGTTTCAAGTATAACGGGGATTACGGAACTATTGAAAAAGTTCTGGTTAGAAATTAATTTGATATCTGTATAAATTCATGTTATAATAGTGCATGAGTTTAATTGTCGAGACAGTTAGTAGTTTTCTACCTCCTAAGAGAAAATCTACTCCAAGTGGCTGGATCAGCTTTGATGCTGTATGCTGTCATCACAATGGACAATCTCCCGACAAAAGAAAGAGGGGAGGGCTGATGATAACTGAAGGAGTTAGTTATCACTGCTTTAATTGCGGATTTAAGTCAAGTTGGCATCCAGGAAGGACTGTATCAGCTAAATTTAAAAAACTATTAACATGGCTGTCAGTTCCAGATGATCTAGTTAATAGATGCATATTCGACGCTCTACGATCTAAAGAAGAACAAGAGAGTCAACCTAATAATATAATTCCACAGTTTTTTGAAAATGCTTTACCAATTGGTAGCTTTCCTCTATTAGAATGGATAAAAGATCCGCCAAATGAACTAGCACCAATTCTTGAATATCTCCTTGCTAGAAAATTAGAACTTGATGATTTTAACTGGCATTGGACTAACGAAGAAGGATTTAACGATCGGTTAATTATACCATTTTATAATCAAGGGAAGATTGTAGGATACACTGCTCGAAAAATAGTAGAAGGGAAGCCTAAATATATTGCTAGTCAACAACCTCATTATGTGTTTAACTTAGATAATCAAGTTAACAGTAAAAAGATTTTATTCTTAACTGAAGGACCTATTGATGCAATTTTTCTCGACGGAGTTAGTGTTAACAGCAATGAAATTAGCAGTCAGCAAGCTTGGCAAATTAATAGATTAAATAAGTCAGTAGTAGTTGTACCTGATAGAGATCGTGCTAGTTTAACTCTAATCGAGCAGGCGCTAAAACAAAATTGGTCAGTAAGTTTACCGGATTGGTATGATGAAGGAATTAAAGATGTAAATGATGCGGTGTTAAAATATGGAAGATTATTTACCTACACGCATATATACAAATCTATCGAGCACAATCCTACAAAAATCAAAATAAGGATCAAATCATGGTTAAAAAAATAATAGATATAATACTTCGCCCCTATTACCGATGGAAGAAAAAACAAGAATATAAAAAGAGAATTGAAGAGTTGAAAAAACGAGATCCTTTTATTTACAAATGATTATTTGGGGAATTTCGGCTAACAGCCACGATGCTGCTCTTTCTGTCTGGCACGATAAAACAATTAAGTTTGCTGCTCATAGTGAACGCTACAGCAAGATAAAAAATGACGGCAACCTGCATCCTGATCTAATCCGTGAAGCAGAGTATTGGGGTAAACCAGATCTTATAGTCTGGTATGAAAATCCTTTACTGAAAACATTTAGACAATTTACAGCAGGCCAAGGTTGGAACTGGAAAGAAAATAATATTAAACAGTATCTAAAAAAATATAATATAGATGCTCCAGTTTGTACAGGTTCTCATCACCAAAGCCATGCTGCTGCTGGATATTATACTAGTAAATTTAATAATGCTACAATAATTTGTATAGATAGTATCGGAGAGTATGAAACACTGACTATATGGAAGGGAATAGGATCAAATCTTAACAAGTGGTACAGTCAAAGTTATCCGCATAGCATCGGTCTGTGGTACAGTGCTATGACACAGCGCATAGGTCTCAAACCTAATGAAGAAGAATATATTCTTATGGGAATGGCTGCATACGGCAAGCCTTATAGGCTATATAATTCAATATTAGAAGATTTTTTCAAAAGTCTAACCGCTCCAGAAATTAAATTTAAACATAACTTACATAAAGGTTGCAAATGGTGGCGTCCTGATCTAACCACTGAACAGGATATGTTCGATATAGCAGCCGCTACACAAACTGTGTATACTGATATATTAAAATCTATAACTACTTACGCACGAATAAATCTATCAAGTGAGAATCTAATCCTTATGGGAGGATGTGCCCTTAACTGTTCTGCTAACAGCGAAATTACCAAAGACTGGAACAATGTTTGGATCATGCCTAACCCTGGAGACGCAGGTAGTTCATTAGGAAGCGTCTGTGGATATTTTCAAGAAAAGGTTAATTGGCCAGGACCTTACTTAGGATCAGACTTAGGTGGACCGTATCCTTCGGAAGAAGTTATAAAAGAACTAATAAGATCTAAGATAACAGGCGTAGCCAATGGGCGGGCTGAGTTTGGACCAAGAGCACTAGGGCACCGTAGTCTTTTAGCAGATCCACGGGGATCAGATATTAAAGACCGTGTAAATGCTATTAAACAAAGACAAAAATTTAGACCTTTTGCGCCTGCTATTTTAGAAGAACATGTTGAAGATTATTTTTATATGCCCGAAAATATAACACATAGTCCTTACATGCAGTTTGTGGCGAGATGTAGACAACCTGATCAGTTTCCTGCTATAATTCATGCAGATGGTACTAGTAGAGTGCAGACTGTGGGCAAACAGGATAGTCCGGGTTTTAGATATCTATTAGAGCAATGGTATGAAGAAACTGGTTGCCCTATGTTATTAAACACTAGTCTAAACATTAAAGGACAACCAATGGTTAATGATAAAAACGATGCTGATCAATTTGAAAAATATTACAATGTAAAGGTATTCACATAATTTATGGACTATAATTTAGATGTTCAAACTTTGTATCTTGAAATGGTACTAAGTGATGCTACCACATTCGTCCGATGCCAGGCTATCTGGGACAGTGAACTATTTGATACTAGGTTACGACCTGCTGCTAAATTTATTAACGAGTATGTTAGCAAGCACAATATTTTGCCTACATATGAAATAGTAAACTCGACAAACGATGTTAATCTTAGAAAACCAGAAAATCTTGAAGAAGCTCATTACGACTGGTTATTAGAAGAATTTGAAAAATTTACTAGACATAAGAGTTTAGAAAGAGCTATTATCGAAAGTGCTGATCTACTTGAAGAAGGCAACTACGGACCAGTAGAAGAAAAAATTAAGAAAGCAGTTCAAATCGGTCTACAAAAAGACATGGGAATAAACTACTTTGAAGATCCTAGAGCTAGACTAATGGGACTCAAAGACAAAAATGGACAAGTTAAAACTGGTTGGGAGACCTTTGATAAAAAATTGTTCGGTGGAATGAATCGAGGAGAACTTAATATATTTGCTGGTGGCTCGGGTGCAGGGAAAAGTTTATTTTTGGCAAATCTTGGACTAAATTGGGCGTTAGAAGGTCTAAATGTTGTATACCTTACCTTAGAACTAAGTGAGCAACTAGTTGCTATGCGTATAGATTCTATGACAACTGGAATCTCGACTCGGGATATCTTTAAAGACCTTGACAATGTAGAAATGAAAGTAAAAATGATTGGCAAGAAATCAGGACATTTTCAAATCAAGTACATGCCTAGTGGAAAAACTGTAAACGACATACGAAGTTATCTTAAAGAGCATGAAATCAAATTAGGGACAAAAGTTGATGTCCTTTTGGTAGATTATTTAGATTTGCTAATGCCGATTAGCCAAAAGATCTCTGCCGAAAATTTGTTTATTAAAGATAAGTTTGTTTCAGAAGAATTAAGAAACTTAGCTATGGAGCGAAAGATTATCCTAGTCACTGCTAGTCAGTTAAATCGTGCTAGTGTTGAAGAAGTTGAGTTTGATCATAGTCATATCTCAGGAGGGCTAAGTAAAATTCAGACCGCAGATAATGTAATAGGTATCTTTACTAGCCGAGCTATGAGAGAAAGAGGAAAGTATCAAATACAGCTAATGAAAACTAGATCTTCGAGTGGAGTTGGGCAAAAAATTGATTTAGACTTTAACATTGATACTCTAAGGATTACAGATCCAGGAGAAGATGAAAGCTATAGTTCACAAGCTACAGCAAAAACATCTTCAATACTAGACGACATTAAGCGTAAAAGTCAAGTTGAAAAAATAGACCCTGATACTGGAGAAATAACAGTCGAACAAAAAGTTAAGGCAACTTCAAATAATAAACTTCGAGAGTTTATTAATAATATGAACGCCAACTCGGACGACTAATGAATAGTCGGCGGACTATATTCTTTGAAGCTGTTTATAGCATGTCGTAAAAGAACTTTAAATTCTTGAATTTCATTTCTGGATTCCATTCTAGTAGCAAGTACTCCTAGTAAAATTCCATCAATTAATTCTGAATCATGCCCTTGTTCCTCTAACTCACGACAGGTTTCTATAAAAAACTCATATACTTCGTCAGCACTTTCGGTCTCTTCTTTTGACATATGTTGTCCTCGCTAAATATTTATTCTTATTAGCAGGCAGAAAAATGAAGATCTTTATTACTGGAGTAGCTGGGTTTTTAGGAAGTCATCTAGCTGATAGAATGCTAGACCTTGGACACTATGTAGTAGGCGTTGACAATCTTATCGGCGGATACTTATCTAATGTTGATGAAAGAGTAGAATTCTATCAAGTAGATTGTCTAGACCTTGACAATATGGTCACAGTCATGAAAGGTGCAGACATTGTCTATCATTGTGCTGCAACTGCTCATGAAGGGTTATCAGTTTTTAGTCCAAATTTTATTACTAAAAATATTTTTCAAGCTAGTGTTTCGACTATATCTGCTGCTATACAAAGTAAGGTAAGGAAATTTGTCTACTGTTCTAGTATGGCTAGATACGGAAATCAAGACTTTCCTTATAAAGAAACACAGGCTCCATCTCCTGTTGATCCTTATGCTATTGCCAAAGTTGCTGGGGAAGATGTACTTAAATCGCTAGCACCTATGAACCGTATGGACTGGATTGTCGCTGTACCTCATAATATTGTAGGACCAAGACAGAGATATGATGATCCATTTCGGAATGTTATGAGCATAATGATTAATCGTGTACTACAAGGCAAGCCTCCGATTGTATATGGAAATGGATTACAGAAAAGGTGCTTTAGCTTTATTGATGATTGTATTTACTGCTTAGAAAAACTAGCGCTCGATCCTAATATCAAAAACGATACATTCAATATAGGACCGGATGAAGAGTTTGTTACTATTAAGTATCTAGCTGAATTAATCATGCAAGAACTTAAGTTTCAAGGAGAAATTGAGTACCTACCAGAAAGGCCAAAAGAAATAAAATTTGCAACCTGCTCTGCTGATAAAGCTAGGCAAGTACTTGGTTACCAAACGAGAACTAGTCTTATAGAAGGCGTTAGACAGACAATAGATTACATCAGACAACAAGGTCCTAGACCCTTTGACTATAGTTACCCGTTAGAAATAGTCAATGACCTAACTCCTAAAACATGGAGTAGGAGATTAATGTGAACATTATCATAGACGGGTTTGTTTGCCCTGCCTGGGAAAGGGCCAAGAGAAGTAATTTTTTGTCTTCTGACTCTAGAGAAGTTTTTAATCAACGACAAAAAGAAGAGCCGCATGATTGGTACTACCTTACACATCCTATAGAGTATCATATTAATAGGTATGGGCATAGATCTCCCAACCCGTTCACATTTGAAAAGCATAGCGATTACATACTAGTAACAGGGTGCTCAATTACCGCAGGTATTGGGCTGGAATATAGCACAATGTGGGCAACAATAGTGTCTAAAAAGTTAAATCTCCCCTACTACAACCTTGCGTTAGGCGGGTCAGATCAATATACTATGATGCATAATCTTATTAACTGGTTATGGAAGTATCCTAAGCCTAGATACTTAGTTATACAATGGCCAGACACTAACAGAATTCTTACAGGTTCATTATTAGAATTTCATAACGTTAATACTAGAAACCTAGATGTTAGAGATACTATGATAAAGATGGAAAGTATAGGAGCTCCTCAAATATATAGGAAAGTTAGTCAATCACTGTTTCGAGAAGACAATGATATGATAGTTACAGACCTCATATATAATCATACAGAATTTCTAATAGACAAAGCTAGAGACTATCATCCGGGAATACTTAGTAATCAACTCATGGCTAAAGCAGTGTTAGCAGACATAGATAAATATACAAATGAGAGCTCGTGAATTTGTTAAAAAAGAAATGATGGCACCTCCTAGCCGTCCTGAATATCGAGATGGGCAACACAGTCTTGACTTTGAAGATACAGTCACAGAGCTTAATCTAAATCAAACTCTAGATTTTATTAAACAAGCTCACGGAGATCAACTCTACGGAAAATTGCCCTATTGGCGTCATCCTCGTGCTGTAGCAATGACAGGTAAAAAGATCTTTGGTTCTAAATTTACCAGCGATGCAGTAAAAGTTGCCTTCTTACATGATGTAGTAGAAGATACAGATATTGGACTCGATCAACTGGCTAAGCTGGACTTCAGTCCAGAAGTAATTAAGGCTGTAGGATTACTGACCAAAGACAAATCTATAAACTATAACCAAAACATCGATCGTATTATTAATAGCGGTAGTATGCTGGCTATGATGGTCAAGTTTGCCGATAACTGGGAAAACTTTCATGGTGATAAGTCAGATTGGGATCCTAAACGAGCCAGCTCTAGCCAAAAGAAATATCTAGCTAGCTTGACTAGACTAGGACAGGTTTTAGGAGTAGAACCTCCTACTACAGAAAACCTAATACCATATCCTAAGGGCACAGTAAAAGTAGATGTAGATGATGTCTATGACTGGTATAAGCTAGGTCAAAATATAGCAGATCTTGACGATGCCGATCCTAAAGAATTCGGCAAAGGACCACCACAGACAGTGCTATCTTTTGGGTCAGAACCTATAGAACACAAGTATCTTAAACAGCTAAAACGCCTAAGGATGCCTACACACGATATTGACGAGGGATGGCGTGATTGGCTAGGCGGCGCCGCTATTGGAGCAGCAGTAGGTCTAGGCGGTGCGCATGGTACTGTTAAGGATATTACAAAGTCTCAGACCCAAATTCAGCAACCAGCAGAAAAACCATCAGCAGCACCTGTAATGCAAAACGCTCAACCCGAAGTTAAACCTAGTGCTGTGCCTAAGAAATCTGTAACTGGTAGCCCTCACGAAAAGATTCTAACTAAGGCAGCTGTGGATGCAGGAATTACTGGACAAGAATTAGCAGCATTTCTAGCACAGACTGCTCACGAAACTGGTAACTTTGAATACATGAAAGAACTTGGCGGTCGCCTAGATTTCAAAAAATATGAACCAGTTTTTAAGAAAGACAAGCATAAGAAAATCATTATAGATCCCTCTACAGGAAAACCCAAGAACTTTAACGCCAAAGCAGCACGATTAGGTAATGATCAGCTAGGAGATGGTGTTCGCTATCGAGGTCGCGGTTATATACAGCTCACTGGAAAGTACAACTATCAAAAAGCGGGCCGAGCTCTGGGGCTCGATCTAGTTAACAAACCAGAATTAGTAGAACGACCAGAAATAGCAGCTAAGGTAGCTGTTTGGTTTTGGCAAAACAGAGTACAGCCCAAGGTCAACGATTTTGACAATACTCGTGCTGTAACTAAGCCTATTAATTCAGGGTTAAAGGGTCTCGCAGACCGAGAAGAAAAATTCAAAAGCTTCAAAGTAGCTATGAAATGATCTTAGAAGCCAGGAAAATATAGTATGAGATTACGAGAAATAATTACAGAACTTTTCGACCCTAAATTGGCTGTTGATCTTGAATGGGCAGAGGGTAGTGACTATATTGCAGCCAGAGGTTATGTCACAGTGACAAATCCTGATGGCTTCGGTGGTGAATATGGCAACGAAGAAGAAGTTGAACTAGAAGTAGAATTCGGGGAATTTCCACACAGAAATCGTAAAGAATACGAAGTTCAATTTAAAGTAGGCGAAAGTTATGATATAACGGGTGGTGGCAACGCTAATGTGATTTTTGCCACGGTTATACAGGCCTGTAAAGATTTCGTGGAAATGTATCACCCAGATCGATTATTCTTCACAGCAAAAGAGCAGTCCAGAGCAAGAATGTATGATACACTGGCTAAACGTGTGGCCAAGCAGGTAGGGTGGCACGTTATACCATTTGATGAAATACAAAAGG